TATGCCCTGTGATGATTACATTGTCTTTATCAATCACAATAGGCACATTAAATCCGTATTCTTTAATGCTTGCAGCTACTCTGTCTACTGCTTCGCCGTCATTATTCCTCGGATTATTTGCATACGGTACAATGTCATTCAGATTGATATATTGGATTTGGGTATTTGCTGTCAATATATTCAGTCCTTTGCTATGTTTTGTGTGCAGCACAAAAAAAGAACCGAGTATGTACCCGATTCTTTTTCGCCCGATTATTTCTGAGAGGATATTGGAGTTATCTTACCGTTTATTCCCTCGGGAGTTTTCCACTCCTCCCGATACTACTATTATACCATTTCTGCTACTTTTTTTCCATAGGCAAAGTAGCCAAACTTGACTATTTCAAACTGTGTAAATTGTCTATATTTTGCAATTTTCTAATACCTTTTTCACTTTTCGATTTGTTTTGAACGTAAGATTTTCCGTCCAGTATTCTCCGACAATCTCTTTCATAATCGCCGTGCATTTTTTCCACGGCAATCCGTTCTTGTATCGCAGGAGCATAACTCTTTTTTCGCTGAGAGTTACGCTGCACTTGTCCATTTTCAGATTAATCTCAGACCATAATCCGTTGAGTTCGTTTTCATACAGTAGCTTTCTGTTTTCGTACTTCTCTTTCTGCAAGAGGTATCGTTCAATTGGATTTGTGGTTGATGATGCTGTAGGCATATCAGAAATAGTCTGTGCTTTCGGATAGCGTATTCTGCCCTCAATATCCTCAATCTTTTCTTCAAGTCCTGCTATCAGCCTTTTAAGTTCAAGGCATCGTTCCAAGTCGTTCATACTGTCCCCTCCACCACGGCTTCTATTTGTTCTAAGTTGCATATCAGAATTGACCTTTTGCTTTTCGTATCAGTCAATTCAGCCTGATAGTAAAAGTCCTTATCGCCTTTTCTGAATATCGCACCTGTCAATATGTAATAGCTATCAATCCCTGCCTGCTGATTCACATACCTCACAGGCTTGTTCAGGTTTGCTTTTATCTCCGTTGGTTTCATATGGCACTAACCTCACTACAACATAATCCATATCCGCATCGTACACCATATGATGCACCTGCTTGACATACTTCCTGCTATCATTTTTCAGCACTCCGCATTTCTGCAGAGCATCAAGGATAAACTTCTGCGAACTCTGAATGTTGTCTACATCTCGTCTTTTTGTTTTTTCGTACCAATCAATGTACACTTCGCAAGGTGTATCGCCCATTGGCTTTAATGTTCCTGATGATATTCCCTGCTGTATGTACAATCCGATTATGTACTCGGTATCTTCTTTGAATTTCGCTCCCTTGTACTTGTTACTTCGGTTTGCATCTACATAATCATTCAATGACGGCAGCCGTTCTTGTATGGTAAACTCGTTCATCAGATCACCTCAAACTTTGTCTCCTCATAGTCCTCTGCATCGAGGACTATTTTTTCATCGTGATAATCGTCCATTGCTTTTGCAATGGCTTCTGCTTTGTTTCTTGCTTCTACCTGCACTTTACATCTCAGGATTTCTGTTACTTCGACTGTGTATTTCATTATCATTATACCTCGTTTTGTTTCGTTCCGACACAATTTAACCCCGAAAGAATATGTGCAATTACATCAACAGTCCAACCGTTACCGATAGCCTTGTATCTTGCACTATCTGATACACCCTCTGTATACTTGTCGGGTAATGTTTGCAGCCTTTCATATTCAAGCGGTGTAAGCTTTCTCGCTCTACCGTTATCATAAACTTTTTTCTGCTGATTCCCTCCGCATACCGCTGTTAATGTATGGCATTTAAAGTCAGGATTGAATACCCTTTTGTGCATTTCGTGATTATTATGTTCCATTGTTGCACAAACCTGCTTGCTAAAGTCAATATTCACGAGTGGGTGATTATAAAAATATTTTTCGTCCACACACGGCTGCATAATGTCTTTTAATACTGCCTTTGATTTGTACACAATTTCTCCTACAGGGATATTCGTCCAGTAGTATCTTGGTCGTTCCTGAGCTGAGAAATCAGCACTATCAATATAGACAGGCTCACAGCCTAAATATTCTGATATAATTTTCTTGCTCTCCTCGTTCATACTTGCAACATTTTCAAAAAGGAAATACTTCGGTTTCATTTCTTCAAATGCTCTTACGAACTCAAAAAACAATTTGCTTTTTCCGTCAAGATGCTCTCTTGTTTTGCTTTGTACTATGCTGAGTGACTGACACGGACTGCCGCCAATAAGCAGCTCAAAGTCCGTGTACTTTGTGAAATCAGCTTTTGTGACATCACCACAATGTTCTATGTTCGGATAATTCTTTTCGCTTATCTTAACTGCATTCGGCTCTATCTCGTAAGCTCTGTATCTCTCTACTGGAATACCTGCCCTTTCAAGTGCAACCATACCGCAGGATATTCCGTCAAACAGACTTAATACTTTCATTCTTCCTCCTTATTGTTTCATTTCGACACAATCATCAGACCACGACCGCTGTTGATGTATCTTGCACTTGTCACCTCTTGCATCGCTTCATCGTACAATATCATAGTCAAGTCATCGTCTATATCCTCAGGCTTATACTTTGCAAGCTTCACCTGAAATCTGCGTTTTACTTCCTCATAATCCACTTTGATTTCTGCCATTTCAGTTTCTCCTTTTCTTCGCTGATGTTATAAACTGTCTTTCAGTTTCTTGATGTAGTTTGATTTGCGAAAAATCAATGCCGTACTCTGATTCAAGGGTTTCTATTACATCGTCCAGATCAAGCCTTTTCCCCATAACTTCTGGGAAGTCATACATAAGGCAGATGTCTTTAAAAAGTTTTCTGATGTACCGCCTTGAACGTCCTCTGCGGTACATCACACCGAGAACAGCGGCGGTTGAAAGTACAGCAAAGGTGTACGACATATCTTTGTAAATCACAAACTGCTTTTTCAAGAATTTTTCTTCTTCCTCTTTAGCTATCAGCTTTCTGCATTTCGTGCAATCTCTGACTTTCATAACTCCTCCCTTACTGATTCAACAGCCTTTCCATTTCTGCATACGATTCTACCATGTGTCTTTTTCTTAAATCGTCACCCTTTACAAGTACCGGATGACAGGCTTTCGACAATCGGCTGAACAATCTTTTATCTTTCATGCTTGCAGGATTTCTCAGTTCCTCGTTTGTCAAGTTTGATGTTATAATCATCGGCAGTCCTGTGCTAAGACGGTTATCAATTACCGTATGTACAATCTCTTTCATATACTCGGTATCACGCTCTGCGGCTAAGTCATCGAGTATCAGGAGAGAGCAGTTATTAAGCCTGTTGTAATAGCTCTTTTTTTCTTGTGCCCCCTGCAATTCGCTTGCTATAAAAGCAAAGCTTGTCATAATGACAGATATACCCTTATCGACTAATGCATTCGCAATGCAAGCCGCCGCATAACTTTTGCCTACTCCTGTTTCACCATAGAGCAACATACCCTTTCCGATAGCCTTATAGTTTTCAAAATCCTTAACGTAGTTTATTGCTTTCCTTATCAACTCAGGCTGATATCCTTTGTCGTTTTCAAACGTCCATTTGCTCATATCGTTTTCGGGATTGCTGTTATACTTGCAAGCAGGAAAGACTTCTATTTTGAGTTTTCTTATCAGGTCAACTTTTCTGATTTTGTCCTTTTCTTCTTCCCACTTTTCAGCTTCGCATTTGCACATAGCACTAACCACTTTTTCCTCTCCGAAATCTATACTTCCAACAAACCTCGGGATTCTTGCTTGCTTCGCTGTGTGACAATATCCGCAGACTAATAATCCGTCCTCGCCGATATAGTCAACCTCATTTTGCGCCGAATTTTGTTCAGCTTTTTTTGCAATAGCATCGAACATTTCTGTATATGGCATTTTCAAATCTCCTTACTTTCTATTTCAGAATTTCTTTCAATACTGCACACATTTCTTCACGGATAATTTGTCTCAGTGTTGTTCCGCTTTCGTTTTGAACTTCAAGAACCAACTCTCTCAGTGCTTCGTTTTCCTGTTCAAGTAATCCTGTCTTTTCAATCAGCTTATCGACCAACAGCTTTCTTCCATGATTGCTGTTGTGCTTGCTCATTCGGGTCTGTTCATTCTTGACTTTCCGCTTGCAGTCCTCGCAGTATTTAGTTGCTATCAAGGCAAAATGATTGCCGTCTCCGTTGTTGTAATTGCCGATGTACTTCTTGCATAGGTCACATATTACGTCACCAGTTACTTTGTCTTTTGCCATAATTTACCCTCTCCCCGATGATTTTGAGCAACGCTTTTCTTCCGTTTTTCTGCACCCGTAACGACCCCTGCGGATTTTTTGAGGAACAGGGGAGAGGAGCAGGATATTTCGCCCTCCCCCTGCCTGTTTTTTAATCCTCCCCCGAACCGTTAAAGTGGATTGCTGTTTCATACGCATCGCTTCTTCTTCTTTTCGGGAGCTTGTAGACGTATTTCATCAACTGTTTTTCCGTCTCACGCTCAATGACATTTGCCAACGCTATGAGTGCCTTTGTTTCCTCTGTTTTACCGTCTGCAAAGAACGTCAGGCTTTTCTCCTGACCGCCTATGCCTGACCATTTTATTTCAATCCCTTTTAACCTGATGTTATACTTTTCCATAGTCCTAAGGGATAGGTCAGTTCTTAAATCCTCTACTGCATCGAGCCTTTCCTGACATATTTTTGCTTCATAAAGATTGTGTTTCCTTTTCCCCTTGTTGATGTGTGGATGAAGCCACAACCATTTGATAGCCACTGGAAGATATACAGGTGCAAAGAGCAGTAACAGAATCCCTATTGCCTTTGCCGCTTCACCCATATTGTCTCACTCCTCTCAGTATCGTTCCCACAGCTTCACGTTGCATTTGGTGGCAAGCTTCTTAGCGTTCCTCGTGAACGTGTTGTTGCTTGCAACTATCGCAACTTTCGCTCCATAAAAATCCCTCGCAGCTATAACTTCCTGTACAGCTTCAACTCCTACAGGCTTATTGTAGTGTTTGCATTGCACTACGACTTTACGGTACAGAAACAGTGTTCTCGCCATAACATCTGCGCCGTAGTCTCCGCTTTTGCCTGAGACATGGACAAAGATATATCCATGCCTCCGCATCTTCTTCGCTACGTGCTTTTCATACTGCTTGCCGTCCATTACTCCTCCATAATCTTGCCGAAGCGGATCAACTGGTCTTTAAGCTTTGCGGCATCTGCATCATATCTCTTAAGCTTTTGGTTTTCCATAAGTTTGAATGCTTCGGAGAACTCAATCTCCTTTGCAGGCTGACCTTTTTCATCCTTGTACATATTTCCGATAGTAACCTCGCTTGCTCCAAGAGCAAGTGCTACTACTGTTACTGAAACTTTCTTCATTTTTTAAATCTCCTTTTCAAATTTTAAATTTCAAATTTCAATTGTCTTTCTTCGGCTTCAAATCTCCTTTCCAAATCAAACACGGACTTCCCCTCACCTTTCATTGCCTCAGGTATGCGGCTCTGTAGTCCTCTCAACCTTTGCCAATATTCAGGCAGGTACAAGTATATGTTTTTCAGTTCTTTCAGGTTCTTGTTCTGACAACACCAACACGATACTCTATCCAGTACGGAATACAATTCAACTCCGTTTTCGTCCCAGTGAAAGCCTTTGTCATAGCAGTATTGCAGACAATCCTTTTCGGTCATTTCCCACTCAATCAGCGGATATACTTTGTGGGGATTATCCTTTACTCTGCTTTGTTCGTCGTAGGCAATTCCGACATACTCAAATACTTCCTCGCTGCCGTATTCTTTTTTCAGATAGCTTGAAATAGTTTGTGTTTTCCAAGTTGTTGCCCACCGTATTTTTCCGCACCACCCGAACCCATAGTGATACGGATATTCTCTGTCAGTCTGATCTCTGTACTTTATCGGTCTGCAGAACATATCATACAAGAAATGATTTTTCCCCGACAGCTCTGTGAACTTCACTCCCTCTTTTTTCAGAATATCTTTAACTCTATTTCTGTTGTGATAGATTGAGTTAAATTCCATTCCTGTATCGTAGAAAATCACCTCGTCTATCGGTTTGTTTTCCTCGATTAATTTCAGCAGCATTGCAAGGCTGTCCTTGCCGAAACTGCAACTGCATATGTATGCCATACCTACCACTAACCAAATCATTGTTAGTGGAAATACTCCCTTGTGTGAAACACCGTGCATTCGTATTAATTACATCTCAAAGACATCACAGTTGAGAAAACCTTGTTTACAAGGATTTAGGTATTACCCCTTTACTCTATAAGTTTTAATGATTATCGGCGGCTTGTTAGCCTGTGTTATAATCTTTGTGCCGTCACTGAAAATTATCACTTCTTCATCACCTTTCTGATTTGATGCATTTCTCCTAAGTCGTTGTGGCATCTTGCGGCAAATGTTATCTCCGTGTCTGTTTCCCATACGGCAATATAGCGTAGGCTATAACCGTCGTTGACAGCCTTGTTCACCTGTGTGAAAAACTGATGTAGCACTTTCTGCCAGTCAATTTCTTTTGCTTCTTCTACAGGCGGCGGCTTAGGAGGTCCGAGTACAACTCGAAGAAACTTTGCTATCATTCTTTTGGTTTTTTGCTTCATTTTTTAAACCTCCTTTTCTTTCTGCCATAGCTGTGATTGATGTGATTAATCAACCATGCTGTTTTTATATCAGCCACACATTTTGCAGTGCCTGCACTGTACAAATACCAATTCATTTGTCACACCCTCCACTTGCATCTATTGGACATCCTTTGCAGTCAGGATAATCCTTGCAGTCGGTTGAGACTAAATACTTGTTACCGCCGTAATAATATTCATCAATCAGCGGACAAATCTTCTTAAAGCAAGATTCACACAAATCTGCGTCCCAGCCACTACCATACTTACCAGAGCCGGTAATTGCTTGTTCACCGTATGAGATTTTGATATGTACACATTTCTTTTCGGTCATATCAATAGGTTTCTTGCAGTGGTTACAAAGATACGCTATCATTGCTGTTATTCTCCTTTCGTTTAAAGTCTTTACACGGATACAATCTGCCGCTTTCAAGACATCGTTTGAAATGTCTACAATCTTTGCACGTTATGTTTGGCATCTTTCACACTCCTTTTAACTTCTTTTCAGCTTCTTCACGGCTAAGGAATACAGTTTTGCCGAAATCATTGAAATCAATATTTCGTTGAATGTTTATTGTTTTTCCATCCTCCATCTCGCAAATTCTGAATGTCTTAGTCCATCTCCCTTTTGAATTACAGAAAATAGAAATGCTTCTAACCATGAATTCTAAAACTTCTTTTTCATAATGATATGTCCAAGTTTCTTTATCGTCTAAATGCCATACGTCCTCAATTCTCCATACTGTATCGCCCACCTTGCAAGGCAGTTCAACTATCAGGGATTCGTCTTTGTAATGCTTGCAGTCCTGATGTTCTTCGATCCGATATTGCAAGTCGCACATATGATAGTGATAACAATTTTCACAATTTCTCATTGTTATTCTCCTTTCATATTCCAAGCTGTTCGCATGCCATATCAAAGCCTACCGCCCACAGATACACATTTTTTTCTATACGCTTACCACAGTCGTAAAGCCAATAAAGAGCATCTACACAGTCGATTTCTTCAAGGATATGATTCAGATTGTCAGACGGAATAAAACCATCGTTATATATGCAACTTTCAACTTCTTCTTCTATCAGTTCCCAAAGTTCACCAATGCTATAAATATCGCCGTCCACGGTAAAGCTATCTTCATCCACTTCTATTTCTTTTTTCATATCGGCGATTATATTTTCAGCTTCATAGAAATAGTCGTGAGAAGTAGCTTGAAACTTGCTGACATAGTACCCTATATCCTGTATGTATCGTTTAAGCTTTGCAGGTTCAAGAGGGTTGTACCACGTTGCAATGCTGTCACCTAAGTCACCGCTTACTATCAGATTACCTCTTTTCTTGTCAACGATATAGTTCACATAGTAGTAACCGCTGCCGTCCTCTTTTCGCCAGTCGATAATAAGAAATCGTTCCGTATTCTGTATCAGTTCAGCCTTATGTGTAGCGAATGATTTTTCACAGGCTTCACGTTTTGCCTTATCCATTTTCTTTTCCTTTCTGTTCGGGGAACATCTCGCTTACAAGTTTGTCAATTTCTATTGCTTCGACTACTACAGTATTGAAGCACGCCTTACCGTAACCCAAATCAACAAAACACTCGACCGCTTGCTTTTTTAGCTTCTCTGCAAACTCTCTGACAGCAGCTTCTCTTAACCTGCTTAAAATTCCTGAAACATCAATTTTTCCTGTGTCCATTTTCTTCTCCTTTCAATAGTTATCCGCTGTAACTATAATCGCCTTAATCCAGTAAGGCTCATATTTTGCTTTTTCCTTTTCCAGTGCCTTATCAAATTCTTCGTCAGATGTATTTTTGTATTCAGGGTCATCACAAAGATAATCCGCTAAATCTTCTTCAAATTCAATTCTGTCATCGTAAATTCTGCACTTATTCCACGGTGTATGGCAATCAAGGATTTCACCGACTTCCGCTTTGACAACCTCACAATATGTATAGCCGTATTCATCCAACGCTGCATCTCTGCCAACCATAACCACGATAGGCAGTTCGGGATTTTCGGCTATTGCTTTTCGCAGTTCTGTGCTGTCTTTAACAAGGTTTAACTTCTGCATTTTCTTCTCCTTTCACCTGTTCGGGATTTCCGAACATCTTATTCACAAGGTTGTCGATATCCTCATATGATACAACCGATATCTGCTCAGGGCGGCTAAGCAGTAAAAAGACTTTTAAATTCTCCGCAAAATTAATAACAGCATCCCTCTGAATCGCTTTAATGTCATCGTTTCTCGGGATAAATTTTACACTCTGATTTACTAACATTCTTAAAATTTCATCGTCGTCATTTTTAACTGTTTTCAGCTCGATAACCATTTTGTTGACTTCGGCAAAATGGTTGATTTCTGTTTGCTGTCTGCGGATTAAGTCAGTTGTTTCTTTGTGTAGAGTATATAAACATATCGGGCTTTTGAATTCGTAATAAGGACAGCCTTTGCAGGACGACTTATCATCGCTGCATATTTTAATCCCTTTTATGATTTTTTCTGCATCAGTCATTCTTCATCGCTCCTTTTCTGCTTGCTGACGTTTGATAAGTTCAAGTGCATCTTGGCACAACCGCCCTATACACTGCACACTACTCCGCTTGTGATACGGACACTGTTTGCATTTTTTGGTACTTAAACTTTCTGCGCTACAGCACTCCAGTGCTGTTATAATTTCTTTTTCGGTCATTCCGTACACTCCTTTTTAAGCCAGTCCGCAATTTTTTCTTTGCTACAATACAGGGAGTCTTTTAACGGACATTTTTCACACTCGGAGCTGCCAGCACAGCACTCTGATATTTTTTCAAGAAACACTGCCATTCCCTCAACATCCAATTCCTTTATCTTGTCAAAATTAGTTGTTTTGTTCTCAGGCTCTGACGGTTCGTTCTCAACAGGCTTGATACTGCATCTGCAATTGACAGTATTTGGTGTTGAAGCAGAGGAGAATAAACTTATCGGATGTTTCAGATTACTCTCCATTGCTCCACCGATAGTTTGTAAGTAATCGCAGAAACGCATTGCATTTTTGACCTTTTCTTCAAGCTTCTCTGCTTTCTTTTTCTGCTCCCAGTACATTCCGCTGATGTTTGTGTTAGCATTTTTCAGCCTTTCGTTATCAGCTTTCAGCTTGTCATTATCATCTTTCAGCTTGATAACAAGTGCTGACAACTTCACATTATCAGCTTTCAAACGGTCGTTTTCCTGCTTCATTTTGATGTTCTCACAGTTCTGTCCTTTCAGTATCAGGTTTATGCCTTCGCATACCTCATTGTATTTGTCTCTATTTTCAACTTCTACTTTGACACTGAATATAGTTCCACCGTTACCGACTAAGATTTCTTTGCTTACATTTTGCCACATATTATTTAAATCCTTTCAAAAATTTATCAAGTCCTTGTTCAAGGTTGAGCAAGGCACATCTGCTTAATAATTCCTCTGCTGATATTCTCGGTATATCCTCAATGCTTTCAAGCTTTTGGATAATCTGATTTGCCTTGAATATCAGGCTTGCACGTTGCTTCTCAGGCAATCGTATCAGTATGTAATCCATATCAATCGCCGCTACCGTCCCAATTATCGTCAATAATCTTCTTTGTCTGTTCCGACATAATCGCCTTGTCACACATAGCTGCCACCTGAACGGCTTCTTCTGCCAGTCTTATCGCCGCATCTTTTACCCTTGATATGTGTTCGAGTGTAAGCTTTGGATTATCTTTGCGTACCTGCTTCCAAGCTAATGCCATAAACTTTTCGACTTCATCGCATTCCTCTCTTGCTTCGTCTACTTCCTCACAGATTACTGCGTAAGCTTCGTGCAAGCTTGCAAACATCGGATGTATTTTGTTCGCTTCTGCCATTTCTATAGCAACTAAAGCCTTAATGTCCTTGTGGATAGCGTTCATTTTTCGCCTCCGAATATTCCATATCAATACGACATATACGGAAGTCAGAGATAACATTGACTATTCCGCACAGCTCCTCAACGTGTTCCTCCCAGTCGTACTGTTCCTCATACTCCTCTTTTTTTACAAAGATTCCTGCAAACAGCAAGGCAATTATCACTACTGTGACTACAGCTCCTGCCACTTCCATTGCATCTGCTGAGGTAAGCAGATCTATCAGGTTTTTTAACTCAAATATGTTCATCTCTTAAATCCTCTTTTTTCAGTTGCTCCATTGTGGTGCATTTCCCGATTAATTTGTCAAGTTTTTCTATACTGACAGGGAACTCAACCCCTATGTATCCGTTTTCGATTTTGTTTTTTGCCCTCTGCAAATCTCTTTTCGCATCTTTATCATCAGGGCATCTGTTTAGCCACAATTTCGCTGTGATATAATCCTTATACACGCTTTTAGCTATGATAGAAAGCAATGTCATTGCCCCCTCAGTATCGTGTATATGCTTATCATCCTGTGTTGCTTTGCGGTACTCAGGACAGCTTATTACCCTATAGCTGATACTTGTTCCGCGCTTTGTGTTTCTTGTGTGTTCTTCTGCATACCACCCCGGAACAGGCTCAAGGTCACACATCCAAGAACAATCACATCTGCCACATTCAAAGCAGAGTGTATCTTTTGGTTTTCCACTCGGTTTATCCATTTTAACCTCCTAATATTTTCTCAAAAGCTAAATCGGTGTCGGACTTTTGGCTATCAGGTTTTTCCTGTATAGCTATGCCGTTAGCACCTATGTTTTGCTTGTTTACTGTTTTCTGATTAAGATAGTTTTCAAACTTTGTACCGAATAAGGTTGTTGGTCTGAGATACTGTTCCCATTCCGTACCTAACCAATCAGCACACTTTTTGTCAATTACCGTCTTGAAATCCTCAACGGTATACCCCTCTGATAGTCTTGCATTAATATGCTGCTGTGTTGTTTTACTATTTGCTCTGTAAGATGTTCCTGCTTTATTGTTCAGATACAAAATAATTTCTTCATACTGTAAGGCATTTTTATGCCGAACAGACTTCTTTTCTGTTTCTGTTTCTTGTTCTGTTTCTATCTCTATTTTTGTTTCTATCTTTAGGTTAGGTTTCTTGTTAGTTTTCTTGTTAGATTTCTTACAAGAATTATTATCAGGTAATGCAGAAACTTTTTCGCTTGCAATTTTCGCCTGATATGCTCTTTGTCTATCGGCTTCTGTACTGCTTTTCCCTATGTAGTTCTGAATGTCAAGCATATAAATCGCACCGCTGTCAAGTATTTCGATTAATCCCAATTCTGAGAATATCCCGAGAGCCTTTTCAACCGTTCCTACCTGATGCCTTGTAAGTGTTGCAATCATCTGAGGATTATAGGGAATACGTTCATTAAGCATTAATCTGCCATTCCCTTTAAGGCTTCTCAGATACAGCTTTAACAGAATGTTTGAGTACAGATATCCGTCAGGCATACTTTCAAGCAATACCATGTTTTCACTATCGAAAAAGCTTTCTTTCAATCTCATATAGTAGTATTTCGTATTATCTGCCATTAGTCATTCACCTTTCTGTTTAAAAGCCAGTCCAAAGACACGTTCAGCTCGTCAGCAATTCTTACCGTTACTGCAAGGGAGGGAGTTTTCACTCCGCTTTCATATCCTGCAATGTTTACTCGGTGATCGCCCACCTTATCAGCAAGTTCCTGCTGAGTGTAGTTTCTGTCGTTTCTCGCCTGTTTCAGTCTTTCTCCAAACACTTTGTCACCTCTATTCTTTTTTCAAGTTGTAGTAGTTTTACTACAATATTATTTTAACATAATTTTCCATATTTTTCAATTGACATTATGCACAAAGTTTGATATAGTATTTTGTTTACCTTGCCATAGTGTAACTACAGCAAGGTAAACGGTTCATTATGACACAATCCTCACAAGCCTAAGTCAAAGGCAAGCTGTGAATCGTCAATTGATAAAATTCTGTTGCATTTTCTTACAGGGGCGAATATTGAACGTCCCTTATTCAAGCACTCTTGTCTGTATCTCTCGATTTCGGCAGGATTATCCGTGCGGTAAAATCCCTTTGAACTGCCGCTTCGGATAAGTATGTAGTCATCGCCGTTATCATAGCTTGACAATTCGTGCAGGATGTGTCTTGCAGTTCTCTCCGAACATTCCCACATTTCACACAACTTATCGTATGTATATGCGTTCTCTCTGCCTATCGGAATCTCGTTCCAGAATGTTTCATAATCAATTGATATTGCCATAATAACCTCCTGTTAGAACGGACAATCTCCGTCTGAAAGAATTTCCTCGAAGTCTGATGCTCCTGTGCCGTAATTCATGCCCTGCTGCTGATAGCCGCCCTGATTCTGATACTGGTTAGGCTGCTGCTGATAGTTCTGCTGATAATTCTGGTTAGGCTGCTGATAGTTCTGATTCTGGTAATTCTGCTGTGGTTGCTGATACTGCTGCTGAGGAGCAGGGGAGTAATTGCCCTGATTCTGATAGCCACCCTGATTGTTGTTCTCGTTCTTGCTACCGCAGAACTCCGCATTATTAACATAGACATCAGTTGTATAGTGTGTAACGTCCTGATGATTTCTGTCCTGATAGCTACCTGTTCTCAACTCACCCTCAATACAAATCATCTGTCCCTTAGCGAAGTATCTGCTGATAAACTCCGCTGTCTGTTTCCATGCCGTACAGGTGATAAAATCAGCCTGTCTCTGACCTGTGTTCTTATCAACAAAGTTTCTGTTGACTGCTACAGTGAATCTACAGGAAGAAATTCCGCTCTGTGTCTGTCTGAGTTCTGGATCTGCGGTAAGTCTACCCATTAAAATAACTTTATTCATATACATTCTCCTATCTTGCATTTAAACGCTGTTTTTAAGCGTTCTGTTTTTTGACTATAAATTATACTCTGAATTGTATTGACCGCCCTTATCGGCTAATTCTGTGCGAAATACAAGCCGTTTAAGGTCAATCTAAATAGTTTTTGCCGAACTCGGCTATAAAGTCCTCTTTTGTCTTGTTCTGCTCCTGCATGAACTTCTCCTGACCGTATCGGTGCAGGTAATCAGCAACCTGAGCATTTTGGTGCGCTGAATAAGGACCCAGTCTGTGACAGCGTTCACCGCAGAGCCACACTACAAGACCATATTTTTCGGATTTGTTTCTGTTGGCTGCTCCGAAGATGTGATGCCGTTCCAGTCTGTCACCTCTGCCGTTTCGCTTGCAGAGAAAGCACTCTTTGAAATCGTCCATTTAATCACCCTCTTATAAGAATTTTCCGTTTCCTATTTCTTGCCTGATTTTAATTTCTTCTTCTGCACTTGCAGGCTTTTTGTTCGTTGAAAAAGAAGTTCGTAATGTTGATGTTTCTAACGCTTCCCTGCAAACTTCTGATCTGCGTTCTTCGCCTTTCTTTGTCAATACAGGTGGTTTATAATGCCACTCGGCATTGTTATCAACGGCTTTTCTGTTGATTTCTTTCAAACTCTCGGCAATGCTTTCAAGTGAATTTGCAATTCTTTCAAGCGTTTTATTATCTTTGGTATGTTTCATTTAATCCTCACCCCATTCCTTGCACAGTCTTTCAAGTTCCATATCCTCCAATGTCGGAATATCGTTCTCGATGCAGTCCTGCACTATCAAATTGATTAATCTTGACATTTGTTTTGTGTCATATGTGCTTGAACCATAGTAGAGTATGACATTTGTGCATCCGTCAAGCTTACTCGGCATCTTGTCAGCAAGCCACCCTATGCCTTTGTGTTGCCACATCTCGCACAAATCGTCTACAGCTACATTTTTTGCACATACTGTCGTTGAGTTGCCGCCGATTTCTTTGATATAGCTTCTGTAAATATCTGTCTTTGCAATATTCAGCTTTTCAGCAAGTTTATCTATCATAGACCAAGCGTAATTGTTAGCGTTCAGACTTCTCTTTTTCTTCTTTTCCTTGATTTCAAGTACATAGTCTTTTTTTTCGTCAAGGCTGTCTATGTATGATGCTGTTTCTGCAATGACCTTTATGCAGTCCTTTTTCTTAAAGATTATCTCTTTCATTCTTCGTCTCTGTCCTTTGTCAAGATAAGACACGACATTACAATTGCACACAATGCCGCACCTACAAACGTTCCTGCTATAAACTCTGCCATAATTGCCTACCTTTCCTGATGTTGATGCAGATATATGAATTCGCTACCCTCGCCCATATTTTCAAGCAACCATTCGTCACACTGCTCTTTGCTGAGGTGTGTTTTCATAACACGATATTCGTGTATATACTGACCGCTTTCCTGTTTCTCTCTGATTTTCGCCTGTATTTCTTCCTCGATGTAGTTTGCTTCGACAAGATACAAGTCGTAGTCCTTTGCGGCAATTCCGCTGAGTGTTCCTGTATCGGTCATATATATGGCTTTTTCGCCGTCGATAAACACTCTCCAACCGCATTGTTTTACATCGTGATACAGTCCAACCGGGGAGACTTTAAACGCTCCGTAGTCGTATGTTCTGCCTACCTGCATAACGTCAATATTTTGTACTCCGCACTCTTTCAGTTCCTCGACAAGCCATTCACAGCAAGCGAACCTCAGAATAGGTCTATCCCTTGCAAGCTGTTTTATGGTCGTTTTGTTGAAGTGATCTGAATGTATGTGAGTGAGTAAAATCAAATTCAACTGTTTTTTTACGTCTGATAAGGCTTTATAGGTAACACCGCAGTCAAGCAGGATATTTCCATTTAAGACTACAGCATTACCCTGAGAGCCTGTTTTAATGATTTTATATATCATTAATGCTCACTACTTTCGGCTTGCCTTTCTCTCTGCAAGCCTTGCATCTCGGCAAACCGTCAGGGGTCATTTGGCTTGCCATTTGTGCCGCCTGATAAGCATCATATATCTTGTTGTTTCTCATGAATCCTGCAAATGCCGCTCCGCAGTCTACACATACAGGAATGGGCGGCGCAGGATTGTTCTGCTGTGGAGCAGGATTCTGCTGTGGAGGAGGAGCAAAATTATTCTGCTGCTGATAGTTCTGCTGTGGCGGTGGTGCAAAATTGTCCTGCTGTGGCGGTGTATCTTCCAACATACTGTACTTTGTTCTGCCGCCTGCCCAGTATACGTCAGCTCCTACTCCTAATGCCTTACAAGCTACTGATATTGCATCGGTTAAAGCCATTTTAAAGCACTCGTCATTTGTGTAAAATCTTCCTTTCTCTATGGCGATATAAGAGCTGCCGCCTGTGCCCTGTATTGCATCAGACCACTTATCGTCAATCTTGACAAACAAGTCAATATCAACAAAAGCACATTTTGTTCCGTCTGCACCGTCAACTATTCTTTTGTCGGTAATCGTATACTTCCACCCGAAGCCTACTACACCAAATGTCTCGGTCAGTGCCTTAATTCTCCACATCGGGTTAATGTCAGTCATTCCTGATAATCGTCCACCTTTTATAGGCTTCTTTGCGTTCTCAGGAACACTGGCAACGGAATTATAAATATCAAGATTATTCATACACAACTTACCTCCTCAATGGGTTCGTATTTCCATACAAAACCTTTTACTTGTTTTCTTTTTCCATTACAGCATTCGCTTATATGGCTGTTTTTTATCTGTAATGCCCTTTCTATATCCATTACGCTATCCCAAACCTTTATTAAATTTAGGTCTTTGTCATATTGGTAAACTGTTTTGCGATTGTGATGTAGTACACCAAATTTTCCTCTATTCCCTTTTCCCATGTGTCCTAACCTACTCGCATAACTCATATTTTCTTGCTGTGTTGTCCATTCCAAATTCGACACTATGTTGTTGTGAGTATTGCAATCAATATGATTTACACAAGGCTTGTTTTGTGGATTGTCAATAAACGCTTCTGCAACAAGCCTATGAACATAATAATTTTTGTGTTTACCGTTTATAATGACTTGTAACGTAAAATATCCGTTGCCGTTATCGAACAACTTTCTGTTTTTTTTACTTCCTGTTCGCCTTACATCTCCAAAATTGCTTACTTCGTAATTATTCAGAGATTTGCACTTTTTCCATACTCTATTCGTATTTGTAACCTCCCTTATTCAAGAACTCTTTCAGCTCTCTCAGCTTCGATAAAGGAGCTGTTACGCTGAATTTCATTGTGTATTCTTCCTCAGGTTCTTCCTCAATCTCCATTGTGGGAGGTGTGAGAACTTCTTCCTGCACTTCTTCCATTGTAGGAGGTGTGAGGATTACTTCCTGCTCCGCTGCCTGTCTTGCCATTTCTGCCTGTCTTGCCGCTTCTTCCTGTCTTGCTTTTTCTTCTTCGACAGCTTTAAGTCTTTCAGTAACAGTCATAATCGACTGCGAAACGTTGAGTGTTTTTTTGTATTCAACAAGGATTGCAGCCTTGTTTTCCTGAATAGTGCAGGTATCAATAAAGTTCAGGTCATCACATATACGGTCAATAAATGCCTTTGCCGCTTCTTTAAGGGACTTCATACTTGCAGATAATGTCACATTAATACCTGCATTTTCGTATGTTATAAAGTCAATGTCTTTGCTCAAAAGGTACTCTGCAAAGTATTCCTTGACTTCCTGCTCCTTTTTGGCTTTCAGTTCGCCCTCTACGCTGTCGATTTTACCCTTTAAGTCCTTATCCGCTTTCTTGTAGGAATCAGATATACAGTCCTTGTATATCGCTTCAAACTTCTCGTAAGGGGTCATTACAGCCGCTTTTACTTCTTTTCTCTTTTCCTCCCAAGCCTTAAACTCTGCGTTCAGATCGGCTCTTGTTTTCTTAATGTCCTTGTATGTTTCCTCGGTGCAAACAAGGGACATTGCAAGGTCAACCTTTGATGTTACAGCCGCTTTAATCTCTGCAAGCTTTTCTTCAATAATGGGGAGCTGTTTTACAGCAATAATTTCGTTACTCATTTTTCTTTCCTTTCAGTTTTTCGATTAGGTTTTCAATATCGCTTTTGGAAACGATATTTTTGTTTACTTTTTCTGCAAGGGTTTTAAGCAATTCAGCGTACTTTGCGTTCATCCGCTGTCACCCCTTTGCAGTGCTTTTTGGATTTATATTCTGTCAACACCCTGAGATTAAGGGTTCTTAAATGTCTGTTCATTCTGTCACTCCTGTTTTTTGCAATTTCCACATATTTTCGTCAGGCACTTCAAACACGTTCTGGAATGTGCTCCAGAACTGATAATCACCGTGCCGCTGTCCGTTTTCAATTGCAACAAATTTCATTCGGTGTACTCCTAACTTATCAGCCATTTCCTGCTGAGTAAGCATCTTGCCTATTCTGAACTGCTTCAATGCAATTCGTTTTCCCAAATAATCACCGCCTTTCTTTTATGTTTTTCGGGAAAAAATATTTTTTCTTGAAAAACATACAAAGTTAAACATCTGAACCGCTTTAGGTTCGTTCTGACACATTCTGTACAAACGTGTGTTCTGTTTACAATAATATTATACTACGAAAGTGTCACAATTTCAATTCGCAAAATACACAAAGTTCAGTTTATTTATTTGTGCTTTTTGATGTGAATAGTGTATAATACATATCGTAAAATGTTACACTATGAAACATTTTTGTAACATCACAGTAAAGATGCTATCATAGCTTTTTTTGATGTTTGCAAAAAGTCTGAGAAATAAAGGTGAAAATTTTATGAAAAGTGAAATTGCAATAAAAATTAAGACATTGAGAAAAGGCAGAAGAATAACTCAGCAGGAACTCGCTGACAACATCGGTCTGAACCGCTGTACTATCGGGAACTATGAAACTGGCAGAAGAACTCCGCACTTATCGGAATTAACGCTTATAGCTGATTATTTCGGGGTAGGTCTGAATTATTTCGGAGTAGCTTCAAAGGACGAAGTATTTGAGGTTCTAAGCCGTGCAAAAGAAGTGTTTGAAAGTGAAACGATACCGAAAGATGAAAAAGAGGATTTATATCGGGAACTGATGAAATTATACCTTGCTATGAAATAGTCATAGCAAGGTATTGCGGCGGTCTTTCTTGATTTGTTCAAACTCTGAATCAGAGTAGAACCAATTATCACGGTTATGCCCTTTCGCTTTGTGCTCTCGGGCGATTTCATTAATGCAGTCGTACAAGTTTTTCAGGTGTTGTCTATTCATCGGCAATCCCTCTCAATTAATTATAAATCTATTAAACTATAAAAATACGCAAGGGGAATGTAGAAAATGAGAAAACCTTATGACATTAACGATTACGCAATAAAACTTGACAAACTGGGGAAAATCATTATCTATCTGCGAAAATCAAGGGAAGATATGATAGACGGCAGATATGCAAGTGATGAAGAAACACTATCAAGGCACGAGGAGCAGTTGCAACAGTGGGCGAAAAATACTCTTGGATATGAAATACCGCCCGAAAACATATACAAAGAAGTCGGCTCAGGGGAGAAGATTAAAACACGTCCAGTCTTTCAGGAAGTGTTAAAGCAGATAGAGAGTGAGGATGTTGATGCTGTTTTGGTAGTCAACTGCTCCCGATTATCAAGGGGAGATCTGATTGACTGCGGTACAATCATCAAGACTTTTGAGGTAACAAATACGCTCGTTCTGACCCCTCCAAAAGTCTACAATCTGAATGATAAATACGACAAGCGATTTTTCAAGGACGAACTACTTCGGGGAAATGACTATCTTGAACAGGCAAAAGAACTTCTTGCAAACGGTCGGCACTGGTCTACTTCTCAGGGAAAATTTGTAGGCTCTGTTGCTCCTTTCGGATATGATAAAGTGACCTGCAAAGAAATGAATGTTGCAGACGGTAAAGGCTTCACGCTCCGTCCAAATGCTAACGCTGAGTATGTAAAGCTTATCTTTGATATGTTCTGTGACGGAGCAGGATTTCATAAAATTGCAAGCCACTTAAAAGAGATTAATGCACCGCTGCTCAAAAATAAAGAATGGGATCATTGCAAAGTCAGAAACGTGTTATCTTCCGTCACCTACTGCGGATATCTGACGTGGGGACATAGAACGAAGCAAGAACGCATGATAGGCGGTGAAATAATCGAGTATAGAGCCAAGAACGACAACTGCCCTATATACAAAGGACTGCATACGGCTATTATCTCTGAGAGCCAATACAAGCAATCTCAGGAACGTGCAAAGATATACGGCGAAAATCCTACCCGAAAAGATAAGGACACGAAAAATCCGCTTGCAAGCATCTTAAAATGTGGTATCTGCGGCAGGGCGATGCTCCGTAATCCTCATTCCAATCAGGCTACGAGAAAGCGTAAATATGCCCTTGATAAAGCTGAATTACAGCAGTTTATGAATCAGCACAAAAAAGCCTTGAAGCTGTCAAATGCTGAGATTGCAAGGCGATTAAACATCAAAAAGCACTATGCTAATGAATGGTTTGCGAACAATCCGAAAAAGTTCTATCCTGCTGACCTATTCATTGAGAAATGGGAGGATATAAAAGAGCTGCTACAGATAACAGACAGCCGCTTTGATAAGGCAATAACGGTATTTGAGGACGTTAAAAAGCCTGAAACGCTGTCCTGCTCCGGTCACAGATGTGAGAATGTTTCTTCAAATCTGCACATCGTTGAGGATAAACTAATAGAACGTATCAGGGACAAAGTAAAAGACTATAGGAATTTTCTTGACAACTATGCAGAGGAAATTGTGAAAAAAGCACACACGGCAGAAAAAGCATCACAGAACATAGATAAAAAAATCGCTATGGTAGAACGACAATTGAAAAATGCAAGGATAGCCTATGAGCAGGAAGCCGATACTTTGCAGGAGTACATCGAAAGAAAAAAAGAACTCAACGCAGAACTGGACAAGCTTCTTGAAGAAAAAGCGAATACCACAGTTGAGGTTGAGAAAGAAAAGACTATCACTATAAAAAAAGCTGTTCCCAAATTGGAACAGGTTCTGAACGATTACTATGAGTTGACAGCCGCTGAAAGAAATGCACTCTTGAAGAACATCTTTGAAAGCATTGAGTATGTCAAAGAGGAAAAGAACAGCGATGATATAAAGCTTGATATATGTTGGTTGATCTGATGCTTTTGTGTAGGGGTTTTAATTCACATCTTTAGAATCCCTACTCATACGGCTATTTAAGATAATAATAGATACTCTTACAAATACGCTCGCACACGCTCCACACGCTTCAATAACAGCGTTCTAATCGTTTCATAGTATAATTGCATATACAAAAATACCGCCCTGTAAAAAGGCGGTATTTGCTTTCTATTTGAAGAATATTTCAACTTTTCCGTCCTCACTCGGAAACGGTTTAATTTTCTTTACCTCACATTCTCCATACGTTTCATACATTGTTATAATTCTTTCTTTTTCTGCCCTGTAATATCCAAGCTTTCTACGGTTTTGTATAAGGAAATATCCCCCTGCTTTTAATATGCCTTTCAGTTCGATAAACTTCATTTTCGCTCGCTCCCTTTATTTAAGGGCGGTGTTTTACTACCGCCCTTTTTTTATTCCTCGTTTTTGCCGTAAGGATTAATGAAATCGTTCTGTACATCGTTATCCTTGATGTAACGATACAACGCAAGGAGCATCGTAAAATCTCCTGCTGATATATCATACTGATAATCAATATTACCTGTCCTGTCTGTTCTCGCTACGTTTACCTTACCGTCATTGTTTTCTTGGGTTAATACAAGTGTATCTCCGTTGTTCACTTTAAAATTGATGTTCATATAATTTCCTCCGTTTTTTATTCAGGAGCAGCGGAGAACCGCCGCCCCTTTTTGTTTTAATATTCGTCAGGGTAAAGGACTGTTGTTGCTGAACGGTCAGCTTCTGTGATTATCCATATCTTACCTTTGGTTGTTTCATACGCTGAAAGGATTCTGTCATTCCATTCAAGTGCTTCTTCGTTTACTTCCTTATCGAACTCTGAAAGCTCTCCCCAGTCACCGTTGTGGTGTCTTGATATGCTTGCGATTACTTCATTATGGAATAGGTTGCTTTCGTCCATATCAGCCTTAATTCCTCTTGTTGCTACTACTTGTCCTAATTGAAATTTCATTTTTTCATTTCCCCTTTTTGTTTGTTTAAGGTGTGTCTCAACCTTATATACTTATTATAGCACTTTTGCGTTATAATTGCAAGAGGTATTTTGCATAAACTTTTCTTTATTTTATAGCTTATTTTTGTTGACTTATAACACAAAAGTGTTATAATTAAGATATACCACAAAGGAGGAAACAAAAAATGAAAAGAGTAACCAAAAACAACCTGATTAAGTTAGTAGAAATGAAAAAGAGGTACAACGAAAAGCCAAATCCCGAACTGCTGAAAGAGATAAACGAGTTCATAGAGAACGGCATCAACAAAGACAGCCGATACTATAGTAAGCTTTCAAGCTATGGTTTCGACAACGAAACGCTCAACTACCTGATGTAAAAAAGAAGCTCCCGATTTTTCGGGAGCTTCTTTTACTTTTCGCAGGTAAAATACATAACATTGCCCATTGGGTCAAATGATTTTAAGCGTACTTTTTCAGAAGTTTCTCTATCAACTTCCCATTTGTGCTTTGACTGTACTCTGTTCAGCTTGTCGCACAATTCTTTTCCGCTTTTGCTATCCTCTACTATATCCTTAATTGTCATTACGTCAATTCCGTCTGAATCAAAATAGCACTGATATAAAACGTGTGGAATGCCGTTGTCGTGTAAGTACTTTGGATTTTTCATAATTATTCTCCTTTTTCAATATCGTATCTCTGTACAAGCTTTCCGCTTTCGGTGTATACTTCCATAACATCTACAGCACTTGCAGGAAAGTCAAATTCCTCTCTTATTCTGACAGCGGCTTTGTATCTCGCTGTCGATATGCAGTCAGCGTTTACACTTAAACTGTCCCAGTGTTCGCAGCAGACTTCATTGTCTGCTACGTGAAATCTTACCTCGTATCTGTTAATTGCCATAACCTTTTCTCCATTTCTGCGGAGATTAACCGCTCCGCTCGGTTTGTTTTAAAAGCTGCCGTTTTCAATTTCTGTGTAATCCTCAGCTTCAAAGTATCCGCTTTCTTCGTCAAAAGTGCCGATTGCGATGTACTCGCCATTTTCACCTGTGATGTTATGTTCGTCACAGTATCTCTGGCACTCACCTATTGTTTCGCCGAAGAATATTTCGTTACCGTCTGCGTCTTTAACTAATGCAACTTCTCTCATTTTCGTTTCCTCCATTTAGAACTGCCTTTCGGCTGTCGTTTTCTTTACTGTAATTATATTATAGCACTTTTGTGCTATAATTTCAATTGACGAAATGCACAAAGTTTATATAATCTTTTTGTTGATTTTGTATCACTAAAGTGTTATAATTAAGGAGTAGTAAAGAAAGGGGAGAAAAAAGAAATGAAAATTAATGAAATGAAGTTAGCGGAGTATGTTGCAGATAATGAGGTTTATGAGTACGAAACGGAGCAGGAATTATTGAAAGAGATCAACGAGGAACGCTTCTTGTTTTGGAACAACGAATACCCGAACGAGTTCACAGCATTTGACGAACTTGAACCTTTCGCAGGTGAAATGGTATTCAAGTATAAGGATAAGTATTACTGGATTTTATGCACCGAATGTCTTGACCTTTACGTATAAAAAGAAGCTCCCTATCTGATAGGGAGCTTTTCTTATACCGTCATTTTCAGCTTTGTTTTAAGCTGTTCGTCCTCGATGATATCGTATATCTTGCAGTTGCAAGCAAGAGCCAATCTGCAGAGCGTGTCAAGCTTTGCGTGGTTGATGTTACGCTGTCCGTTCTCGTAGGTCTGAATCGCTCTCAGTTTTACTCCCGAAGCGGCTTCTAACTGCGACTGTGATAATCCTGCTTTTTTTCTCATTTCTTGTAATGCTGACATTTCTATTCCTCCATTGTTATCTGTATAAGGTTTGATGTGCTGAGGTTCATATAATAATTGCGGTTTTCCATAGTTTTATTATAGTCCTTTTCGCCCTGAAATTCATCAATAACAGCTTTTTCCTCAGCGGACATATTTTTGTATGTTGTTTTACCGTAGCTGTCAGGCAGCCACCCTTTTTTATTTGCTCCGAAGATATTAAACTTTTTCAGCAATTCAAGGTCCTTGAACCATACGTGCAGAGTACCTTTTTTCTTCGGCTCAACTCTGAAATATTTGAGGTCAAGCTGCTCGCCACAGTATTTCTGCTTTCCGTAGAAATACTGTCTATGTTCCTGTATTGTCATTCCCTCGGTTTTGCCACCGTCAAGATAAGTAAAGCACTTTTCCAGTTCTTCCAGTTTGTCATATATGCGGTATTCGTTCCAGTAACCCCACCTGTCAAATACATCATAGCAGGGGATAATGACTTTCTTGTTTATCTTGTAGGCATCGTTGGTTTTCCAACCGTTGAAGTAATGCACATTCTTACTGCAACCCATACTGTGAGTGTATGTAAGCTTTTCAAACTGCTGTAAAATAGCATCCTCGATGTTACCGGAAAGATTTGCAGACAATTCAACCTGCAGAGCCTTGATGTTCGACAGCGTGAAATCATAGCTTCTAAAGCGGTTCATATCACTGTAAAGCTTATCTCTCACATCCTGAGTAAAGAGCCTTGACATTTCCTGTGTCTGAAAAAGTATCGTCCAGTACTTATATCTCAATTCTCGCAAAAACTTATTCTGCTTTGACATTTTTTCGCCGACAACATCATATTCTGAGCATTCAACACCCAATGAAATTAACGGTACTTCTTTACACCTGTTTGTTTTTGGTATCAGATTTTCAACCCTGTCATACAGGTTCAACAGTTCAAGACCGAGTTTACATTCATCGTTAAACTGTCGGAGAACATTGCTTATAATGTCATTGGTTGCAAGCTGTGTATGGCTGTATTCGTTGTGTATTTCCTCATAATCGTCACTTGCTATCAGGGTATCAAACAGGTCAAATGAATACTTCTTTTCAGGGATATCTACGTATACAATAGCTGTATCAACGTCTGTTTTGCGTTCAGCGGCTGAGAAGCCATTGGAGATATACTTTATCTTTGCATTGTATTCCGTGAGTTTACGGCTCAAATCCTGCCTGTATACCGTACAAGGATTTCTCAGCGTTTCGGCATTGAGTATGCAGCACACCTGACCGCCGTTCTTGCACATTTCAAGTGCTTTCAGCAGGTGTTTGTCACCGTCCTTAAAAGGTGGGTTCATAACGATAAGGTCATACTGCGTATAACTCTGATATGTGAGAAAATCCTGTCCGACTACGTTATATCCCTTGTCTTTCAGAATGGCTCTGAGGTTCGGATCAATCTCCACACAATCAATAAATACAGGCGAATTAAGCTTATTGAGTTTCAGCATACCCTTTAAGGCATCGAGTATATCGCCCTTACCTGCGGACGGTTCAAGGATTGACCGCACCTTTTTGAAGTCAATCATTATCTGCATTTGCTGAACGATGTGTTCAGGTGTCGGATAAAACTGATTATCCTGCTCCGTGTATTCTTTAATTGCTAACATTTTTACTCTCCTATCAAGTCGGGATTATCGTATATGTTCCCGACAACAATAACATCTGTGTCCCACGCTTCGCCGAGATATTCCTCTCCGTCCTCATTCTCTACAAAGAACGCTGCTCTATCATCACGGTACTTAACTACAGCGTAGTCACTTCCGCCCTCAGAACATAAAATATCGCCCTCGAAGATTTTTGTACCGTTCATATCTGTCAAGCCTGTGTACTGTCCTATCGTATCAGCATATACAGGATACTTATCAAATTTCGGCTCACTCTGATATATCATAGCAAAATCGCCATTGCCTTGAAGCACTCCGTTTCCATACAACCATTTGCTGTCAACAGGCGAACCGTCAAGCCAAACTTTCTCGCCTTTTCTTCTTATTTGCCCTCTGAACAAAAATTCTCTCATATCATTCTCCTTTCAAAAGTTCGGGATTATCGTGTATGTTGCCGATTACTTCACATTCGTCTTTCTCCCAACAATTGAACTCTGGAAATGCTATAATTGGAGTGTTCGCTCCAATTCTTATAAATCTTGCTGTTACCTGCAAGAACGATAGCTTTTTTTGCTTCAAAGTTGTTGTTTCCCATAGTTTTTTCTCCTTTTGGCTTTCGCCTTTAAATTTCCTTTAGGTGTTTTCCTTATGTATAAATCTCACAATCGAATCTAACAGACCCTAACCCGTGTGACTTCTTTGAGTTCCCGTAGGTTCATTATGTACACAATCACGGCTACTTCCTACCTTTCGAGACTTTTCCATTTCAGGCTGTCGCTGTTCACCGCTTCAATCGTAGTTGATTCAAATGTGTTTCGGAATGGTTTCCCTTTCCTTGATTATATTATAGCACTTTTGCGTTATATTTTTAATTCGCAAAATGCACAAAGTTTAAAAAGATTTTTGTCTATTTTGTATCACTTTTGTGATATGAGAAAAAGCCGAGATAATTCTCGGCTTCTCTTTCCTGCTCTGTTGATGTTGCTACTGTAAATCTGCAAGCACTTCTGATTGATACTGTTTGCAGAAATGTCTTGTAACTTCCATTAAAAACTCCTTGCCACAAAAGCGGATGTCTTTTATATACGCTTTGGCTGCTGCTCCACCAAAAGCCGCACCATCGTCTGTATAAACAGAACTGATTGCTTCTGTGTAAACCACAGATACCAGTGCTTCAAGGTCGTTCAGTTGTTCATAGTAATTGTTGTATTCTTCCGAACCTTTTTCGCTGTCGAAGCAGCCGTTCTCCAAGCTGTAAATATAATCGGCAGCCGCATTTTTTATATTTTCGTGTGCCTTTCTTTCCTTTGCGGTCATTTCTTTGTAGTTTTTCATAAAAATTCTCCTTTTTGACTTTATTTTTTTATTATCTTACAGTCTGAATACTCTGCGACTTCCTCGACTAAGGTATCAAGGAAGTATACAAGCACTTCGGGTTCAAGTTCCTCAAATTCGTCTTTACTTTCATCGAACACAATAGCGAATTTAAATCCTTGATAATTTTGCCATAGATAATTGTTCAGCTCTTTCAGGGATTTCATTCCCGACACACGCAGAGGGTATCTGCCGTATCTGTCGGGAATGTCCGTTTTTACTTTCATATTTACTCCTTTCACATACTCTTAGAGCAATTCATAGGAAAACCCTTTTTCCAGTGCTTCAAGCTGTCTCTGTAATGCTTCAAGCTGTTTCTGTGAAGCTTCTATCTGTTTTCGTGTTTCTCTGATTTTATCTTCTGTTTCGTCTTTCTGCTTAATAAAATCATTTCTGAGTCCAATGATTTCTTTTAATGCTAAAAAGCTGATAGGCTCTGCAGCGATAGCGGCATATCTGAAACACTCTGTTTTCATCATTTCAACGTCAAATGCCTGACAAGCTTCAACTCCGTATGTGTGTCTGCCACAATAGCTGAGGTCAAGTATTACGTGTTCTGCTCCGCTTTCTGATTCTGCATTTACCTTTGTGAGATAGTCGATGCCGTTTACTCTGGCAATAATCATAAATGCTTTCATTGTTAAATCTCCTTTTCTGCGGAGGATTGACCGCCTCCGCTTCGGTTTTTCTTATGCTACGTAAAATTCGCCTGTTTCGTATCTTTTTCTGATTCCGATTACTTCCTCTCCGAAGTATTCAGCGGCTCTCCATGTCCAGTTGTTTACTTCTTCCTCTGTATATTCTTCCTGTCCCATTTCTTCGGCATATTCAGCACCACCGTAAAACTCAATGAACTTTGCTTTTGCGATTTCAATAGCATCCTTTTCATCGTCTGCTTCGATTACGTGGTTATCGTCCACATAATCCCATGACTTCTCATTTTCCTTGAACTCGACTACATATTTCATTTTATTTCCTCCTGCCTTTCGGCTCTGTGTTTTCCTTATGTATATATTATAGCACTTTTGTGTTATAATTTCAATTGGCATAATGCACAAACTTTATATAACTTTTTTGTTGACTTTATAACACTTTGGTGTTATACTAAGTATATACCAATCAAGGAGGAAACAAAAATGAAAAACTATCAAGAAACAATGGAAATTTTAGAAAGCTTCTACGCTGAGTGTGTAGCGTACTGGGGGAGAACAAATCCGAAAATGGCGAAAATACACGCTTTGCAGGACATTCACAATGTCAAACATAATCCATACAATCCGAAGCCTGAATGGATTGATATGAGTGCAAAGATAGATTTCATCGACAGAATAATTGATGATTTAGGATTATAAAAAAAGAAGCTCTCCCGAAAGGGAGAGCTTTTATATATTATCTATTCTTATCTATTCTTTTCTTATCTTATCTGTGACATTACTTACCATTACAGTAATCATTACATTACTTACGAGGAATTTTCAGTTTCTGCTTTGGATAGATAGTTTCGGATGTGATGCCGCTTGCATACATAATCTGCTTGTATTTTCTTCCGTCACCGAGATACTTTGCAGCAATATCCCACAGAGTATCACCACGTTTGACAGTATAGTCAATGTATGCAGGTTCGGCAGGTTTCGCAACAGGCTTTGCAACAGGCTTTTCAGTTTTCTTGTTCGGAGCAGGAGCAGGAACAGTTACTTTTTCAAAGCCGTTACGTCCTGCTTTTTTGATTTCGGCAGGGTAGTCGATGTAGCACTCGTTCAGATCCACATTGCCGTCAATGCCCTTTACTTTTCCTGTAGAGGATTTCTGCCAAATGCCGTACTGTCCTTTGTATGTAGTCTTGCTCACTTCGTAATGTGCCACCCACACTGCGTATCGGTTTCTTACTTCCTCTGTGATGTAGGTTTCAAGGTGCGACTTCGACATATAAAGTCCTACCCAATATCCTGCCTTTTCGACAGTTTCAAGGAAAGCCTTTGCAATAGCGGTACAAGCTGCTTTGCCGAGGTCAAGCTGTTTCTTTTCTTCAAGGTCAAAGTAAATCGGATATTCAAACTTCTTGCCCTTGATTACTTCAAGGCAGGTTTTTGCTTCTGTAACTGCGTCTTCGGGAGTTGTGGCATAGCTGTACCAGTAGATGCCGCAGGGAATACCGTTTGCCTTACAGCCTTTGTAATTTGCTTCAAAGGTTTCGTCTTTCTGACGTGCTTCTCTGCCATATCCTGCACGGAGGATAGCAAACTGTACACCGTCAGCCTTAACCGCTTTCCAGTCGATGTTACCCTGCCATTTTGATACGTCAATTCCGTATAATTTAATCTCTGCCATAATTATTCGCCCTCTTTCTTCTTGTATTGTGTGCCAAAATAAAACGCTATAACCGTTGTAAACACGGTCAGGAACTGGTCGGGGGTAATCATACCCTTAACCGCTAAGACCGCAAATACAGCCGTTAAAATAAGCGTTACAAGGCTCTTTACATCAATAAGCTTCGCAATGTTTTTGAGCATAATTAAAACCCCTTTCCACTTACTGCTTATGATATTTTTCAAGGTCTGCAAGTCTGTGATTTGCAACTTTTATCTGCTCCTCCACAACTGGCATTCGTCTTGCAAAGTTGTTGTGTTCTCGTACCTCACGAGTTAAATCCTCAATTTTCGTGTTCATAACTGCCTGTGACACCTCAATCTGATGATTGATTTTCTGATTACTGTTGCGATTTGACAGGATAACTCCTAAGACTGTCGCAACCCCTGTAATTACTGCTACTACTATTTCAACCATTGGTCTTACCTCCATTGCAAAGGGAGCGTAAAAATCACGCTCCCTTGTTTTCTTACTTCTTCAATTCTTTGACTTCTCTGTTCAGCTTCTGTACTGCCGCAATCAGCGGAAATACAAGGTCTGCCGCCTTTACGCTGTAATAGCCGTCCTTATCCGTTCTCACAAAGTAATCTGCAAGAGTAGGATTATCTCTGATAAGCTCCTGAGCGATAATGCCGACATTTTCTTCATCGCTGTCAATGTAGTTGTATGTGCAGATATTAAGCTTATCAATCATTTCTGCAAGAGCATCTGTTGGAGCAGGATTGATAGCTTCTTTCAGACGTTCATCGGATGATACCGAAATAGTAGTCTTTGAATAGATTTTTGAACCTGCAATCATCGTTTCACGGTTATTTGTTGAGAGTGTAATCATTGTACCGCTATCAAAGATAGACTGCTGATTGTTTACTTTCAGAATACCGCCAACATTCAGATTTCCGTTTACCGTACCGCCTGATGCAGAAAGATACTCACTGTGAGTATGGTCTGTATCAGCTTTGCCGTTTAACTCACTCTGCAAGCCTGTAACGTCGCTTATATCGTGAGAGTGAGTTGTATTAGCCTTGTTATCTAAAGCTGCTGAAACAGCATTTAAATCCGCTGTAGTCGCATATCCAGTATGCGTATGGTTAGTGTCCGACTTGCCGTCAAGAGCATTTTCAAGGCTTTCAACATCGCTGTCAATTTCATTTACCTTTGTTTCGAGCAAAGTTAAAGCCGCTGATGTTGCATACCCGATGTGACTGTGTGTAGCAGGTGCATACGCTGTATCGTGATTATGCGTAACAGGGGAGTATGCTTCATCGTGATTGTGATTTGCAAGGGCAAAAGCCGTTGAATCAAGTCCGTCAAGTGTATCAGCATCAATACCGCTGTCTGCTCCGTCCACAGTCTTTAAGGATTCAAGGATTTCAGCGGCTGTCATTCCACTGTTGGTAATTGTGATGTTACCCTCAGCATCGGGAGCATTGCCATTTACAGTCTTTACAACTCCCGAGAGGTCAGCGGCTGTATGAGTATGTGATACATTCGCCTTACCCTCTACAGTGGCAGACAAAGTGTTCACGGCAGAAACAACAGTCTGTAAATCTGTTGCGACTGTTGATAAAGCTGTTGAAAGTGTGGAAATGTTACTGCTGTTTGTGGCAGTTGCTCCGTCCATTTCGTCAAGCTTTGTTGACAGCCATTTTTCCTCACCCTTATAGCTCACCTCGTTTGTGTTTGCAATAGCGATAACAGAAATAGGCGGCTCAACAAATGCCGTGCCGTTCCAGTACATGCCGACTACTGTCTGATACTGGGCGAATGTGATTGACAGGAATGTTGCTGATGTTGCTACTGGTGTTGTGCTGTACGTTACACTTACGACAATTCCTCTGTTGTCAAGTGTAGCGTAATAGAACACTGCTTCAAATTCGCTTGTCGTGCGGTTGAAATGCTTGCCGATAAGGGTCTGGTCATTGCTTGAAATAGCGATGAATTGCGAACCCGAAATCTGAGCAGGCATTTCATAAATCATTGTGCAGATATCCTCTTCATTTAAAAAAGCGTAGTAAAACATAAACGCTCTCTTTCTGCTGTCCTTGTAGGTGTTTCAGCGGCAACCTTTTTCTTGCTATTATTATATTCTTTTTTTATCAAAAATAACATTCGCAGAATAACCAAAGATTTATTAACATTTTTGTGCGTTTTCCATTGCAGATATCTTGCTTTCAAGGACTTCAATTCTTTGCACCAATTCGCCTATATCTACACCATTTTTCGCACCATTAATGTATATTTTGCCGTTTGCATCAATGGCAAAAGTGAAATTGTTTGCCGTTGATCCGTCTGTGTTCCCACCTGTATTTTCGCCTGTGTTTCCGTCTGTATCTCCGAATAGAACAGAAGCAAGGATTAAGTCTCTTAAATCCATAACTTCCACTCGCTTTGAGTGTTGAGCATATACACCGCTTTAGGCTCTATAACAATTGCCATAGAACCTGCTGAACAAAGTGAGCCACATATACCCACTGTTTTTTCTGTTGAGAGAGTTGAAACGTCCGCTTCTGCATCGCAGAGATATGTTGTGATACAATTTTTCCCTTCCCCTCCGCTACGGCTTAATATTTTAACTCCCATTAGGCTCACTCCCTTGTGAGTTTATTTTACCAACACTTTGATATGATTTTTGTCAATTCTTGATAAAACTCTGTAGCCTGTTTCCGAAGCTGTTGCAATGCCGCTCTTGGACGGAGAACAGAAGCCGTTGACCTTGCAAGTGCCGTCATCGCAGACTACAAGCTTTCCTGCATATGTTACCGCCGCCCATTCGGGACGGTCAAGGCGGCTGATGTACTCCTCGTCCTTGCTCTCGTCAAAGTCCTTAGACAGTTTGTATGCGCCATTTTCAAGCACTCTCGCACCGAATACATCTGTCACATACTTACCCTGCCATTCGTCCGTATAAGCATCACCTATAACTGTAGGCTTTGCATCAATTACACCTGCGATATAATCGCCCGATGTAGCAGGTTTGATTTTTTCGCCGTCAAGCGTTACAAAAAGACCTCTCCTGTCCTCGTTGTTCGGGTTTCCGTCCTGCCATTCAAACATTTCGGCAAATCCTGCACCTGTAGCAGCATAAGCCTGTGTTCCCATAACCTGACCTGCCGCTGTAACTCTGAGAGCGTTTGACCTTGCACCGCCTTTTATGCCGTTTCCGACAACAAACAAATCACCTGTATTTGCTGTTTCTGTAGCTGCTGTAGGTGTTTTGGCATACTTTCCGACAACAGTATTCAAGGCATTTGCTGTGTTGCCTACACCGACAGTCAGCGAATTGGTAAAACTACCGTTGACTGTATCTGCACCGATTAATCCGCTTTCGATAGCGTTCTGTATCTCCTTGATAGCAAGATACGTCTGAGTCCATTGCTGATTGACAAAAGTTGCAGGTAAAGCCATACCGCCTTGTAATCCCATTTCGATTTCAGCGGCTGTAGGATTTGCCCCTGTTTTCGTCCACGGAAAGCCTTTATTCGTAAATGTATAAGCCATAGTTTACCTCCTATTCATCTTCTCCGCTGAGTATACCGAGAGTGCCGCCCTCGAAAGTCTCTGGTATCAGTCCCCATGCAATGTCAAGATATACCCAGTCCTCTGGCACATCATAATCACCGCTTAGACCTCTGTCATAGATGCCGTTGTACTTATGTCCGTGAATCCACGCAGGATAAAGAACAGGGTAGTCTACCCTTAAAGATATATCCATTCTTTCTATTTCTTCGTCCGATAAGATTTTCAGCGTTCCTGCATACTTCGGAGGGGATAACTCAACACCTATCGGAATCAGTCCTCTTATCATCGTTTCGATTTCACGGCTTTTATATCCGCTTTTTTCAAGTATTTCCATTGTCAAACCGAGGATATCCACTTTCATATTTTCTTCGACGATTGATATATCCGTAACTGGCACATCAAAGATATGAGCAATAGCGGATATTACGCTGTTACAGTCACTTTCTGTCACATATCGGGCAATCTGACTAAGGATTTTGGTGCGGTACTGCTCGTCTGTAGCACCGCCCCTTGATACGTTTATCATTTCGCCGTATCTGTCAAGTGTTTTGCCTGTAGCGTTTTGTATATCCCTTGATTCGTCAATGCTTTGCAGGTCAATTTTCAGGTCATTATGCAACAGATTTACAAGTTGTAATAACTTGTAAATGTTGCTGTCCGTGTGCTTGGCATAAGCATCAGGTAATCTTTTGGTATTATTCATTTACTATCACCTCAATGGCATCTGATGCCGTTCTTGCAACCTGTGACACCCCGAAAGTTATCGGAGCCGTGCTGTAGGTTGTGCCGTTGGTGCTTGTAGCAAGGTATGTAACATCAGTCACACCGCTTACATAGATAGCAGAGTACAAAGATGTTACCGTCACACTCTGACCGTTGGTATAGGCTTCAAGCTTTGCTATCAGGTTATCCTTGATAGTCTGTATACTGTCAGCGGAAAAACTGCTGTCCGTTGTGATATTGCACTTGATATGTACGGTCTTTTCCTCCGTCCACGAGAAGCGGATCAGATGCAAACCGCCGCCCACATCGGCAATTTCAACAGCTTCTGTTCCTGCCGTTGATACTCCAATAGGCTTTTTGCTGAATATTGCTTCTGCAATTCCCTGTTGTGCCGATTTCGGAGCAAGAACATAACAGCGGAAACTATGTGCAGGTATACCGTCAACTTCCTCAGAACTGTAATTTTCCTGTATCACCACGGATTCTACACCTGATACACGCAGAATAGCACCCCTGAGAGAATCAGGAGTGCCACTACCTGCACCCGATATAGCCTGCGGAAATCTCTTTCGCAATTCGTAGTCCGTTTCGGTTTCTTCCGCTGCCTGATGTACTGCCGTATGCTTTATAGCTGTGATTGATGTATCAGGGTTGACGATAGTGTTTATTTCGCCTACATCAACATTGCCTATCGTTCCTGCATCGTTGCACTCGACAATGACTGTTGCTTTGCCGTCTACCAATCGGAAACTGTCTACAGTATGGAATACAATATCTCCTGCTGCTACAAAAAATCCCATAGGCACAATTCCTGACGTTGTGCCTGTTACCTCGATTTCGTGCTGTGCGTATGTAGCAGGATTACGGCTTATACCTACCAATCGGCAAAGGCGGTCAAGGCTTACTCCGTTCGCTGTATTTGGGAACGCTCCGAGATACACCTTTTCCGCTGTCTGCTGATGTTCGGCTGCATCCATACACATCAAGCGGAGGATTTTGCCGAATGTGCTGTTTTCTGTCGTGTCAATATCATCACCGAAAAGGATTTTCGCCCTTTCCGTCTGTATCGACAGGATTTCATCGTAAGTCTGACGTTCAAAACCTTTCTCTGTTAAAGGCATTGTTACACCTCCTTAAATTAATAAGCACCCACAATAGCAGGTGCTTTTCTAAAGCTTTATTTAGTTGATTAAGTCACGATTGTCCCTGTGATATCTGTAAAAGTATTCGGCTCAATCGTCACAAGAGTTGTATCAATTTTGTATCTTGCTATCGGTATATCGTGACCGTCTTTATCGTTGTCGATAAAATCACGTCCGTTAAGGATAATAAAATCATCATAAACATTAATGATATATCCCTCACTTTCGGCGTAGATTTCTGTCAATCCACTACCGTTAGGATTTCTCGGTACAGATAAAGACGGAATGTGTGCATTTCTATAACCGTCTGCTGAGGAGTAATTAGCTTTATTGTCTAATTCCTGCAACCAAAAACGAGTATGAGAATGACCGTGAAATAGAATAGTATTTTTATAGTGTTTAAGTAAGGCTATAAAAGCCTGTCCTATTCCGCCGTCTTTAGTGTACCATAGCAAAGGCTTACCGGCTGTAACATAAAGGTTATTCGGATTTCCTACGCCGTGTTCGTGCGGTAAAGCGTGCGTAAATACAAAACAACGCTTATTTCTGTTAGTTTCAAGTGTTTCGTACAACCATTGTAATTCTTCTATCGACCACGTTTCCGAGGCTAACCAACCTATACCGTCACCTGCATAACCGCCATAATGACCGACCATTATAAATACGTCATTACCTCGGGTAAATGAGTAGTAAAGAGGATGTCCTGTATACTTTTCTAAATAACTAACACTTCCATTGCTGTAATGCTCGTGATTTCCTGTTATAGCGTAGACCGGCTTTGTCGCTGCGTAAGTATCAACGATGTTTTTATATGTGACAAACTCGCTTTCTGTAAAACCATTACTTAACAAATCACCTGCAATACAGGTAAAATCGCAATTTGTTTCCGCATAAGTTAAGGCTCTTTGGAAATCCTCGTTTGCCGTATCATAAGTAACGTGTACATCGGCTAAAGCACAAAAGGTATAATTTGGGGTGTCTAAATCGTGCTTAATTGTGGAAATATCAACCGTACATACTTTTGTATCGCCATTATATATAGCAAGGTTTTTAGCGTTTGGCGGTGCTATGTTTTCGGGTATAAGTTTGGTAATACCTATTTTCATAATATCACCGCCTTTATAACACTGTACCGTTTCTTGTAATTGTGATTTTCACATCATCAGCTGTGCCTGTCAACGTACCACTAAAACGCAGTTTTTTAAGTTGCTCAGTATTTGCAACCGTAAATTGAAGCGTATTGCTATCATATGTAACGTTGGTAATATGAGTTGAATATCCAGGCAAATTCATTGCATTATCAACTGCAATGATTGTTCCGTTCTCCTTAACAAGTGCCTGTCTATTATTTGTGTCTGTAAAATCAATTCCCTCTACTCTCACGATGTCGTCAGTCTGAATGTCTGCCACAAAGTTTGTGCAAATAGCCCCAGTCAACTCCTTTGTCGTTAATTCTGTTCCGTTAAATGACAATCTGTAATCCGTCAGCCAGTCAGAGCTTGAAGTGTCAGCAAAATTAGTAGGTTCTGTTGGCTCAGGAATTGCCCCGACTTCAATCGTTCCCACCTCTGCAACCGTGCCGTCCTCGTATTCGTATTTCAGCGTGTATCTACCACTTGCAAGGTTGCCACTTAATCGGATATTATTGTCGGTATCTAAATATCCTGTAACATCTCCGTTTGAACCACCATTAGGCATATCAGCAAGGATGATATTTCCGTCCGCACCAACTACTAAGATTTTGCCAACATTTTCAATTCCTTGATTTTTGTCAATCTTTCTCGATATATCATCTTCAACCTTATTTTCAAGTGCTTTGTGTACTGATTTCCACCCCTCACTAACGGTGATAACAACATTTTCCGCTGTATAACCCTCCGCCAAAGGTGCCGAAATTCTAATATATGCGATATCTGTCGCATATGATACCTGTGTTCCGTCTCCGCATTCAAATATAGTATAGACGTAAGTATCCCCGTCCCGGCTAATCACATTTTTAACTCCGTCTATTGATTGTTCTACGTTAAGGTTCGCGATTTTATACATAAAGTACGCTTCAAGTTTACCTGTACCGTCGGCGATTATATCCTTGCTACTATAACTGGCAATTGTCGAGTTATGAGTACTATTACTCCCAAAGAGATTTAAACCTTTAACTCTTAAAATATCTCCAACTTTTACCGGAATGTAGTTAGTTAATATAGAGCCGGTACACTCCTTGCTATTACCGTAAACAGTTGAAAGTCGAGCGTTTGTACACCATTCGCTACTTGTCGGATCTGCAAGGTTTTCACTTGTTTCACACACGTACACTTCACCATTCGGCAAAGCATACATCTTTTCAACGTCTGTCATACCCTCTATGGATTCGGCTTTTAATACTGCTATTTGCGTTAAAGTCTCATTTATCGCATCAACCTCAGCCTGATCCGCTTTCGTAGCAACCTCGGCATCACTTGCATCAAGTCTTTCTTTCAGAGTTCCAAAAACCGTACCGTCAGCAGCTACCCTTGCCTGTGCTACTTCGGGACTTTCGCCCTCGGCAGATGCTACAACGATGTTATCAATCTGTGCTTGCAGATGTTCATTTTCCGCATCTGCTTCTGACAGCGTTTTAGTCACATATCTCAACAGTTTCCACGCTGTCTTACCGTCACCTATCTTTATAGCTACAGATCCGTCAGGTTTTATTTCAAATCCGATTTCACCGTCAAGCAAGATAGGATTTGCTTTTTCCCAGTTTGCCGTTGTGTCCTTGACATTTCGTATTCTTGCTACTCGTTCTTTAGCCATAGTTTACCTCCTAACACTCGCAGTCAAGTATCGGAACATCGGTATCGCATACACACATAGCGGATATAGCGTTACCTGCGTTTACTACTTCTTCTGCGTTTAATGCACATACAAGTATAGTCACAGCCTTTCCGTCCTTTGTGATACCTTGTGCATCGCCTACAGCAAGGTTTAATTCCTCACCGCTGCTGTTAATTGCCTTAAACGTCAATATTAAATGTCTTTTGATAGTTTCAAAGTGGTACTCTGTGATTTCAAAAGTATCATCTACCTGTCGCAAACCCGCTCTTACAGTATCAATGATTTCGTCCTGATTTGGATTTTTTACAAGGATAGCTCTGAAATTGATACCCTCATTTTCGTTTAAAAACCACTCTTTTTTATTCGTGCTTAAAATCAGCCTACATTTTTGAGCAGTCAAATCTTTGCCTGATACAAAATCAAAGTCATTCTTTTTGAGTTCTAAATCTCCACTTGCAGAGATTTTTAGATCTTTCAACCCTCACCACCTCCAATAAAAAAGCACCCCTTATGGAGTGCTTAATGCTTTTTCTGTTGACCAACCTTTGTTTATTCTTTTCCACAATTTCTTGTACGGAATATTAAACATTTCAGATAATTGAGAGATAGTATAATCTTTTCCTTGCCATTTTACGATATGATTTCTTCTTGTATTGATGGATTGTTCTTTCCAAGTTGCCCACCGACAATTAGACGGCTCATAGTTCCCATTCACATCAATACGGTCAAGTGTTAAATCGTCTTTATAACCATTTGACATAGACCACTCATAAAACGCTTGAAAGTCGTGCAACCATTCATCGCAGACTTTTATTCCTCTACCGCCATACCATTTATACGCTTCACAATTATCTTTACAGCATCTTTGTCTCATACCGTTCCATATGCCGTGTAACCGTGTTCCTGTTTTATTATGCGTTGTGTTACGTATTTTTGCAGTTTCTCTACTGTAACAACCACACGAGCTTGTGTCACCGTTCCTGAGGTTATCTGCTTTGACTACAGTTTGTTTCCCACAATCGCATTTGCATAGCCATTGTGTTCTTCCACTTTTTGTGTTTTCAGCACGTTCCAAAACTGTTAAACGTCCGTACTTTTGACCTGTTAAGTCTATAAACTTCATATTTACCGCCTTTCAGTAAATGCCTTATCAATAAATAGAGGGAAACACAATAAGGCTTTTGTGCTTTCGGGAGCTACCCTATCCCTCTACTATATTATACCACAATAGTAATTTTTTGTCAAGTCACAGATAGCCTATGATGATACTATCAGACAGAGAATGTCTTCTAAGACTCGGCAATGCAAACACTCCTTTTCGTGTTTGGCTTATATCCCTTTCTGCACACATTACAATAGCAACTCTACCGACTAAATCTGATCCGTCCAATGCGTGTATGACTACTTGACTTATAGGGACATTCTCGATTACTGCCTGTCTTTTTGCTGTACCACCTACAGCCTTTATCATCGACAGCGGCTGTATGTTTGCTTTGCTGCCATTCACGGATAAGACTTTCGCAAGGTAACAGGTGTGAGTGGTAAGCAATTTCTGTTCAATGAGATTTTCAAAGTATTTCAAATTCAAACAATATCACTCCCTGCTATATCATCAGCAGTTCCACCGCCGACAACATCAGGGAACGTGGAATTTCCCTGTTTCCAAACATTCCACGTTCCTGTATTTCCAAGCAGCCACGTTGAGCCGCCATTTTCCAAAACAATTGTTTTCATACACTTGTTTTCGTTCATTCCAAATGTACGCTTCTTTAATGTCTGTTGCTATATATAATATTTCCGTTCTACCTGTTTTAGGGAAATTGCCATACAGATTGAATACAATTTGTTCTGTCGTATTGTCTGTGCCGCCTGTACTGCCACCATTTCCACCGTTGCTTTTTTGCAGTATTGATTTTGCAAAGAGAGTGGCAATGAGCCGAGAATATATCTTACCCACTATTTCCACTCCCCTTGATTATTCAATATCCATATCGCCTGTGTATCTGCGATAATTGTGATACTTCCTGCCGAACAACACTCACCTGTTTCGCCTGGGGTATGTTTCCGTAGGTAAGTTTTCTATATCGGCTGTTGTATCGCAAAGAAAAGTCATTATGCAGTTACGTCCTGAACCGCTGCCCTTTTCCAGTAACTTAATAGCCATATTTAACACCTCCCTACACCTGTATTATTTTTACTTCGGTTGTAAAGTCTTTTCCGTTATAGTGATGCCTACCGCTTTTCACTCGGAATTTTCCTTTATAGTCCCTGCTTTCAAGTTCGATGATGCTTGCTGTCTGCATACGATGCTGTAACAAACACTCTACCTCAAAGCCTTTTTCAACTTCTTCTCCGTATTCCTCGGAACGATGTTTCTTTTCGTACTCCGATACGGCTAAAAGTCCAGTATCAGCGGACAGCTTAAATCGTGTATTATCACCGTCATTCAATGCCCTGACATAGATTTTCGACTTGCAGACATATGCTGAAACACCGCATACCTCTGCATACTGCTTTATAGCATCGGATAAGCTGCCGTCAACTGTTACTTCATCGGTATAGGTATAATCCCTTACCGTCTTGAAAACAGCTATAGGCAAGCCTACTCGACCGCATAAGTCTTTGAGTATGTAGCTTGCTTTTCTTCCTGCTGCATAAGAAATGCTTTCAACCTCTTTTTCATGCCGTTTAAAATCGTCTATCGCTCTGATTTCCGTTATCTTGTCTACACCGTCACGATAGGTCTTTTTTGCCGTGATAAAACCGCTGAATATGATACCTGTGTCAGCTCCATATCCTGCGGTTATCGTGATTTTGGCATCGTTCTTGAAGCCGTTTATTGTCTTATCAGTCAAATTGAATATCACAATTTCAGCTTCGTCCGCTTCTGTATCATCGTCAAAAGCAACATCAAATTCGCAGTCAAGTTCGCTGTTTCGGATAGTCACATTTCCCGACTGGATAACAACAGTATGCCCGAACTGCCCCTCTATCTCCGTGTTAATCTGCTCGTCAAGCTTTTTAAAAGCTATGAGCATTTTGGAAAACGGCAGGTTCTTTCCTGCTTCTGATATGACTTTACTTTCCTGCATATCAATCACCGCCCTCGATAGTCAGAAAAACAGTCTCGTTGAGATTATCCCAAGTCACTTCTGTTTCCTGTCCGCTTTCATCAAGCGGCACGATTTCAAGAGCAGGATATATGCCACTCTGATATAAGTCTGTGAAAAGCGGTACACCGTATACAACAGGTTCGTTATGCACCAGTACATCATTATCTTTTGAGAGAGAAACAGTAAACAGATCCGCTATCTCGTTATAGTGAATTTCAAGTGTGAACCACTCTGCACCTAAAAGCACATCGAACGAATAGGGGATAAGTTCTTTTTCTATCAATATTCTGTCACGCACTTGCACACCTCCTATTTGCGTTTTAAACGCTGTTTTAAGCCGTCCTAATTTTTATAGATAAATTATACGGCTTTTGTCTTTGACCGCTGTTAAACGTGAAAACGGAGCAGGATTTGAGCATATTATCAAGGGATTAGAAATTTCTGACCCGGATATATCAAATTTGGGTTTTTGATAATGCTTTTGTTAGCTTCATAGATTTTCACATACTGAGCACCATTGCCATAATAGGCTTTTGCTATATTCCATAAACAATCACCCTTTTTGACAATGTGGTACTTCTTATCCGTATTACTCTGCACCTGCTGAGTACCGCTTTTTGTTGGTTTGTTCTTCGGCTCAACATATGCAGGTTTAGCAACACGGATTTCTTTCAGCACTATATCAAAGGTACAGCCACCATATACATCAATCGGATGACCTGTGTCAAATCTTTCGATAATGGCATTGTTCAAAATATTACGTCCTGAGTATTTCACAAGCTTACCGCCGTGATGTAATGCCGTGATAACGCTTATATCGCTTGCCGCATTTTTGCCTACGATTTCTCCCGAGATATATATTTTAACAGGATTTCGCTTGATGTTGTCTGTCAGGTCAGATCCGCTTTCAACTGGATGCTCTGATGTTTCCACACCACGCTGTAAATCTTCATCTTGTACAAAAATATATGTGTTATTGATATATGCCATAGCTTACACCTCCACAAGCGGCTCATTGTCAGTTTCAAGGTTGCTGAATACTTCCTCCAAGCTCTCCTTAATCCATTGCTTGACAGTTCGCTTATTGCTGTCTGTCGCACTTGCTCCGTTGAGGTTGAGAGTAAACTGCGGTGCATATGTCGTGTTTTTCTGCACAATTCTGCCGCCTGACGATGCTTTAGGGGAGTAACCGCCTGTATAATCCTGTACAGCACTGATGATTTTGTTTGTTTCCGATGCAGGAAATACCGTACTGCCCTTTTTACCGACAATCAGCTCAGCTCCCTGCTCACCTGCGATAAAGGTATCAGCGGAATTGGTTGTACCTGTCGCATTACCCTCAACAGGTGTGCTGATTTGCAGATTATAAGAACTTGCCGCTGACATAAGACTGCTGAGAGCCGATGTAACTTCGCTTTTACGGTTTGTAATTGTCGTGAGTATGGTGTCAATAAAAGCATTGATAGTAGTGCTTGCATTTGTTGTAGCCTGTGTTGACATATCCATATCCTCAACAAAGCCTTGCATATCAACACCCATAGCGGATAGCTTTGTCTGAAATTCCGTCTGAGTTAATGCCATGTTCTGTGATGCTTCGTCCTGCTTATCCTTTACGGACTGCCAGTCTGCAACTACATTTGACAATTCCTCGTCACTTGCACCTGCAAGAGCCGCAATAGCTGCCGCACTATCCTCCGAACCGTCAGCCATAGTAGCAAGCATACCTGACAACCCCTCAATGCTCTGTGCTTTTTCCTGCAACAAAGCAAGATTTTCGGCATAGTCAGACCAGTAATCCGACTGACTTTGTAAAGCGTTTTGCAGTTCACCGATTGATGTATTTGCAATGTCCCCTACTTCGTCCCACGCTGAATACTGTCCCTCGACACTTTCCTGTGCTGCCAAGAGTGCTTCATCATAAGCTTTAGCAAGGTTGTATAATCGGTCGTTATACTCTGCAACCGTGTCCGCTGTAGCCTGTACGCTGTTGTCAATTTCCCCTGCCGCTTCGCTTGTTTCCTCTGCCATTCGGACAAATTCATCTCCGCTTTCGGCAGTTTCTTTCCACGCATCTCTTAATAATTTTGTTGTTTCGCCGCTTGCATCAACGATAGAACCGTATTTCTCTAATTCTTCGTTTACATCTTTTTGTGCTTTTTCCGCATCGGATAAGCCTTTTTGTGCATCTTCTAATTTGTCCTCAGCTTTGCCTAAGGCGGCTGTATACTCGTGCCAATTCTCGAACTCTTCGTGCCACTCGTCACTAAGATTTAAGCTGTCAAAAAAACCGTCGCCCACAAGATTATCAAGACGTTCAAATTCTTTTTTTGCTTCTGATACGGTGTCTTTATAGTCTATGACATTTTTTTCAGCGGCTATAAAGCTTTCGGAAAGTTCGCCCGATAAGTAATTCGATGCCGCCTTAACCTTTTCGTTATTTGTCGCATCAATGATTTGCTGAGCAAGAGCTGTCGGATCAAATCCTGTAAGTTCGCCAGTATCATAATCAACAACAATATTCGTATGGAATGTGTTGTTGAGATAATCGGCATACTCAGCCATTAAGTCAAGGTCACCCGATGTAAGCTTTGTTTTTTCGGATAAAGCTTCAAGCATTGAAATAGCTTGGAAACCTTGAATTTCAGTATCACCAATGCTTTTCATTGCATCGGATTGAGCCGTGCTTAATTCTTCAAAAGCTTTTGTGTTTTCTTCTACACGCTCATTTAATTCGCCAATTACACCGCCGCCCTTTTCGTATTGTGCGTTGAGTTTGGCAATATCTTTTTCAAGGTCTTTTGCAGCAGCGGAATTTTTTCCGTATCTCTCTACGGCTTTTTTATGTGCTTCTTCTGTACGCTTGATTTCTGCACGGCATTCTTCAAGTGTTCCGTCATAATCTTCGACGCTTTCATTTGAAGCCTTAATTGCCGCTGTTGCTAATCCAACAGCCGCTGATATAGCTAATAGAGCAATACCGACAGCACCCATTGAAACATTCATAGCAGCGAATGAAGCACTTACTTTCGCAAGAGCAGGAGGAACGAATTTAACCGCTGTAACAACTGCCATTGTACCAACTGCAAGTCCTGTAGCCGTTAATGTTGCCGCTGCCATTCCAGTTGCAAGGGTTTCGTTTTCATCAACGAATTTTGATACCCATTCGATACCGTCTGAAAGTACGTTATTAACATTGCTTAATGCAGGAGCAAGTGTTTTGTCAAGCAGTTCGCCGCCTGTTCTTCTCAATCGTTCAAACGATGAGCCTAAATCGTCATAGCGTATATCGTTGATACTTTCCATAGTATCGCCGACTTCTGCATATGTCGTATTGACCTTGTTGAGTGATGTGATAACTTTCATAGCGTTATCTTCACCTAAAGCACTCCATACCGTTGAAGCAACGGAAAGAGCCTCCTGCTCACTTGTCATATTGCCCAAATCGTTGATGATTGAGTTGAACACATCTTTCTGTGAAGCACCGCCCTTTTGCCATTCAGCAAAAAGCGTTTGTGTTCCCTTTGAAAATCTGTCTATGTGTTCTGCAACACGTCCGTCAGAAAGGGAGATAGAGAACTCTTTTACAAAGTCGTTGACTTTATCAAGGTTGTATGCACCTGAATCAAGACCATTTTGCAGGATAGTGAACATTTCTTCCGCTGAAAATCCTGCCTGTGCCCATAACTGCGAATACTCTGCGATGTTGTCGGTTAATTCGTGCGATTTGTCAAGTCCGTTCTGAGCACCCTTTGCGATGTAGTTAAACGCTTCGCCTGCTGTCAATCCCATATTTGTCATAAGGGCATTAGCACCTCGGAGCGTTTCGTTTAAGTCCATATCAAATGTTGCTACCAATGCCATTGCATCATCCGTGATGTTCTGCATTGTGTTATTATCTAAGTCCTTAAACTGCTGATTGACAAGTGCCATAGCATCTGCTACTTCGCCGATGTTCTGACCGTTGCCGCCTGTATATAAGTCCTGCACTACGTCCCTATATTCACTCATTTCAGCGGCAGCCGCCCCTGTTTTACCTTGCAGACGGTTCATAGCTTGGTCAACTTCATTTACACCCTGTATAATCTGCCCTACAGCAAAAGCAGCCGCTACACCTGCAAATGCTCCTGTCAGTTCGCCTACACTGTCGGTTAAACCGTCAATTGCATCTTCATTTTCCTCCGAACTACTTCGTGTTTGCCGTCCGAACTCCTCAGAACTTCTTCTTGCTTCGTCCGTTTCTCGTGATAATCTGCCTGTAGCACTTGCCACCCCTGTTGCACCCTGTTCAGCTTCTCGAAAACCGCTGTCAAGTCTGTTTGCACTTCTTGCCGCTTCTGTGGCTTCTGTGCCGATTTGTGATACTTCGTTTGCCGCCCTTTCTGCTGATTGAGCCATATCAGCGGCATTTGAACGCACATCATCAAGGGCACGGTCTATACGGTCTATCGGGGATTGTTCTACATCAAAAGAAATCTGTACAACGTCCTGACGGATTACATTTCTATTCGCCATTTACTCACCCCCTTGCACAGCTTCTTCGTAAAGGTCTAAAGCGGCATTTGCTTCGTCAATTTCATCCATATCCATGCTGTAAAACACGGTATTATAATCGAAATGTCCCGAAAATATCAGCCGCCAAAACTTCCAGTTACTTTTTGCTTCTTCCCTTAACTCCGCTTTCGTCCTCTGGCTGAAATCGTCCGTTCAGCACCTCTACACCAAATGCTACTACTGCATCTGCATCAGATACGCTATCGAAATCGTCCATATCAAGACCGGGAGGGGAGACAATGACATTATCGAAAATATAGTCATAGAGTTTTTCTGTGTCAACTCTGCCTGTAAAAGCATCTGTATACTGCTTTTTTGACTGTACCGCTGCACGAACTCCCATAAACTGTGCTGTATATTTGACACCTTTGATTTCTTTTGTATACTGCTTAATCTTTTCCATGTTGATTTCTTTTGCCATATGATTATCCTCCTATGAAAAAAAGAGCGATATGTTTCAATCGCTCTTTCTCTGTTTATTATTCGTTTGTGTTCTCTACGTCAAAGTCTGCTACCTTGACTGTATATACTCTGTCCCCTACAGTTTCACCGTATTCGACAGACGGAAAGTTTTCGACTATAGCACAATTGCCGCCCATTCTCTCCCCGATTCTTTTATTTGCCACCCACAGCTTGAATTCTTCACGGCTATGTGCCAGTGATGTAAGAATTGCATTACTGGGACTTGTTGCCTGCAGAGCGATTGTAATTGTACCAACACGGCTTGCCGATACATTCGCTACCGAATCTCCCTGAGCACCCTCAACGATAGATACAAGGGGATTATCCTTTGCACCTGTAATCATTGATGTGCCAAAACCAGTTAAAGCGATACTGTCATTGATTGTACAAACACATTCTTTAGGGTCGTATCTTTTAAACATATGTTATCCCTCCTTAAATCTCGATTGTGCCATTGATATCAGCAGTATGAATAGCACCTGCAAGAGCAAAGCGGAATGAACCCTCGGGGTATCTTCTCACGGCTCTGTCAGAAGCCTTTGTAGCACTTCTTGGCTTGAATGATACGGAATAATCATATACACCGCTGTCATTCGTTGCGATCATACCGTTTTCAGCAGCTTCTTTGAGTACACTTGCAGTTGCATTTTCAAGGATTGAAATGCCTACGTTGTCGTAAGGAATCTTATCCGCATTGTTGAGGGTTTTCTGCACATTGTTCTCGATGTTCTGAATAATGAAATCCTGTGCATCGATTACATCAACATATTCGCCTGATGTAGCCATACCCTCAGATGTTACACCGTCACCTGCTTTAAGCACGAATGCCATAGCATTTGCATCGTGAATAGCTGTAAGCTCTGCTTTGGGAAGAACCTTTGGTGTAAGCCCTTTAAGCTTCTGATTCTTGTATGTAAGAGAGCCTACAGGCTTTCCTGCTGTTGCTCCTACAAGAGCAGCTTCGGGGAATACGACGGTTGTATCATCGTCCTCATGAACCATTGTAACTGTTCTGTCGTTCTCTCCGATTGCTTCTGCTTCTGTAGCACTTGCGACAGATGTGAAATACATCTTACCTGTTGTTTCGATGTAATCAGAAATAGCCTTTCTTGTATCTTCGCCCTCTGTTTCTGAGGAAACAACGATAAGCTGTCTCCAACCCTGATGCAGAATGTTTGCAAGACCTGTTGTAGCTACTGCTGTATCTGCACAAATCGCAATTGTTGCAGGTGCATTGTCCTGCATAAAGAGGAGCAGGGCAGCCTTATAGATACCTGTTGCCTTTGCCGCTTCGGTCTTTGTTGCTACTGCACTCTCGTTATCGGATGCAGTAATACCGCCTACAGCCTTAACAACTTCATCAATTGTCGTACATTCGGTATAAGGAATAGCCTTTGTTGCCTTACCCTCAAAGATAAGAGGATAACCAAAACCTACACCTGTAGCCGCTTTTGCAAGGTTAATCGTAACCTTTACGTCTTTTGCCATAGTTTATACCTCCTTGATAGGTGTTATATCGGCAGTTTCAATATGCCCTGCTGTTTCACAGTCTGCTTTATCAAGCGTATGTAAAAGAGATAAGGTCACATCAAAACCTCTGCGATATTCGTATTCGATTGTCAACAGATTATCTCTGTTGGTGATATTTCCAACATTCAGAGCGATTATATCGTTATCGCTCAGATATGTATTGCCTGTAAGAGCAAACCAATCATAAGCAAGTAAAGCAATGTTTGTTGCTCTCACATCGTCCGCAGATTGAGCAGTAAAGCTCCATATCTGATTTAAGGACTTATACCTTGTGCCGTCCTCTGCTACGCTGTAATGAGCCGTATCGGACACTACAGGCGATGTAACTGTATAGGACATATAATCGCCCTCAGGTGTTGGTGCTGTCTGATTTGCCATAATTACAGGGCATTTAAAGCCTTTGCTTGCAAGCCAATCCTGCAAACCGTTTACAACGGTCAACTCATTCTGTCTGTAATTTATCAAATCTGCTCACCCACTTTAACGCATATATGTATACACTTGCATAATCGCCGTAGTTCGTTGACTGCTCTATGCTGTATTCATCGCCTTTATACCTTACCTTTGTATCTTCCAGCGGAAAAGGTATGACTGTTTTCATTATCAACTGACGGTCATTTGTTGTAAGCGTACCGCCGCTATGATATATCTTGCTGTCTGCATACGGTATAATAGCACCTCTACAGGCTGCTACTGTTTCCGTACCCTCTACGTACTTGCCGCCGACAAAGCTACCCTTTGAGTGTTTTACAAGCGTGAAATCAACGCTGTATTCATCAATGAGATCATCAAAATCATTCAGTATCATTATTCCACCTCATACTCTATGTCGTTGATAAAGCCGCCATTCTTGCCAACAAACAAGTCTGTCAAGCCTCCGTTCCTTTCCAGTGTAAAGGGATGTTTTGCAGGTGCAGCCAAATCCTCTGCATAGTCCTGTATGTTATCACGCAGGAACTCTCCGACAAATTTATAAAAATCGTCCTCGTCCCATACTCCGTCAAGCAGTATTTCTAATGCTCTATCTGCTCTGTCAAGCACCTTATCACGACACGCATCATAACCTGACCGCAGGAAAGAACGCTCAGGGATTACGATTTCTGTTGTGGTGTCTTTAACGTGCAAGCCGTTTCTATGAAGCCACGCTCTCATTTTGTCGGTGATACGGATTCGGCATCCGTACTCGTGTATAGATGCAATCCAAGCATTTTCGCCCATTACTCCAACGGATATTTTTTTACCGTCAACTATTCTGAGAGCCTTTTCCATAGCAGGAAATTTGTTTGTAATGGTTTTAACCTTTACTCCCATTATTTCCACCTTTTCTGTGCAGCGGTAAATGTGACCTGCGATTTCATATACTGCCCTAACAAGCTATATGCAAGGTCGTATATCGTGCCGCTTTTGTCGGATGAATTAAAGCTTTGTGACATCGGTCCGATACTTTCGCTTGTAACCATTGCATTTTTGCTCATTATTTCGCCGTACTTTGTAACAAATAACTTTGCACCTGCAGGCAGATTGGTTAAATCGGATTGGTTAATCTCCAATGTTGTATTTTCCTTTATCCAATCCAAAGCAGATTCAGCGTAAAGTAATGCTGTCGCATTATCTTTTATCGGTATTCCTGCATTTACGAAAATATCCGCTGTCATACTGTCACCTACTTCTTATCTGTGTCCTCGGTCTTATCCTCGGTCTTTTCTGTTTCCTCGGTCTTTTCTGTTTCCTTTTGGGACTTTTTATTCTTAGGTATTTCGGTATTGGGAGGATACCACTTACCGTTTACCTTTACTGCATAACTATATTTCATAGTAACCTCCTTGAAAGAACGCTGTACCCACTCAGCAATTGTTGTCCTTTACTTTTCCACCCTCCGCCTTATAACGCTAAGGTCAACGAGATAATTGGATCACCTCCGAATTATGCTACCTCAAGGGCACAACAGAAGTCCATTTCCTCAAATGAGGGAAGAACAATTTCAGATGCAACACAGAATGTATTGATAGGATGCTGAGTTGTGTATGTTTCGATTGCAACACCTGTGCTTACGATTGCCACATCTGCACCGCTTTCTCTGCCGGAACGCTCCTCAGGAGTTGTACCGTACCATGTTGTACCTAATGCTCTGTTAGGCATCATCATAATGATGTTGTCAGCATAGTACTTCTTAGCAACTCCGCTTTCGTCCTTGAACATCTTATCGTACAGTACGATTTTCATTTTTGTACGTGCTTCTACGTATGTCTTAACTTCTTCCTCTAAGTATTCAACAATAGCGGATGTGTTCTTTGCAAGGAAACCAGAACGCACCTTTTCTGCATTGTAGATAAGGGAGAATGTTTCGTCTGTCATAAGCATTACAGCAGGATATTCACCTGTTGCCTGATACTGTGCCTTTCTACGTGCGAGAATATCGCCGATAGGGTCACAAGTAGAGGGAGAAGTCCACTTATCAGCATCTGTTGTAATTGCTGAATAGTGTTCTGCTTTCCAAGTGCCTGTAGGGTCATAGTTGTATGTGTAATCAACACCATTTGCTGTAATGTTGATACCGAGATTACCGCCGAGAGGTGCAAGGAGCTGCATACGCATACGCTCGGGAACAACATTTGCACCGTCAATCAGGTTCTTTGTGTCGTTGAAGATGTTTTTCAAAATCTGTTCAGCATACTTGCTGTTGGAGCTTGCTACTCTTGCATACTCCTGCTCGTCCTTTTCCTTTACTACCATTCCTTCACGGAAGAAAGGCATTTCTGTTTCCATTTTCTCAACACCTACACGGTCACGGAAACGTGCCTTAGCATCAAATGTTGAGGGAGCAAGGGAAATAGGAAGTCCGTTGTGTCCCTTGAACCAACCTAAATCAAGTCCCTCCATTTTATCAGCAGGGAAAAGTCCCAGACCGAGAGGAGCAACAGCATTACTTGTCGCATTGGTATAATTCAGGGCAATGGCATCAGCCTTAAATTCATCTGTAAGTTTTGGCATAAATTATTACCTCCTTAGTCTTAATCCATAAACTTAATCATGGGAAGATTTACTGTGTCGGCAGGAGCAGCAGGAAGCTTCTTCTTCTCGATGAAGCCGTGAACTACTACCGTACCGTTGGGATTAGCAGCAACCTCTACGTCCCACAGAAGAACTCCGATTGCTGTTGCATCGTTCTTAGGAACGATTGTGCCTGCAGGGACAATGCCCTCTGCATTTGGTGTAAGGTCTTTACAGTCGTAAGGAATAGCTACATAATGGTCATTAGCAAGGATTTCCTTAGGCTGTGTAAACGTCTTATGTGTAACTTTCATTAATTCTTACCTCCTAAATAAAGATTGAGAATGTCGGTAGACTGTTTAGCCTTTGCCGCTGCTGCTTCACCAAGCTTCTTAGCTACCGAATTATCGTTGTTGTTACCCTCAGGAGCAGGATTATTGCTACCGTTAGGATTTCTGCCGTTCTGCTTGAAAGTCTTATCAACTTCCGCTTTGACGAACTTATCAAAAAGTTCCTTAAAAGTCTTGACCTTGTTCTTGATAGCTTCCTCATTTTCGCCCATAACAAAGTCCACAAGTTCAAGGGATAAGCCGCTGCCGTCATCAAGACCTGCTGCTTTAATTTCCTTAATAGCAGTTAAACGGTTCTCCTTGTCAAGTAACATCTGCTCACGCTCTGCAAGTTCCTTTTCCTTTTCGGACATTTCAGCCTGTTTGCGTTCATCGTCTGTCATTTTTTCCTTTTTCAGCTTGTCAAGTTCTTTCTGCAAAGCGGCAGACTTTTTTCTTTCTTCTGCCATTGCCTTGTCAAGCTTTGACTGAATAAGCTTGTCGTAATCGACTGGGGGATTGTTGTTTGCATTACCGTCAGGATTATTACCCTGACCTGCATCGCCGCCCTCAGAGCCGTTACCTGCATTACCTGCATCGCCGCCCTCTGCAAAGAACTGCATAGGAATACGGAAAAGACCGTCCATTGTGATAAGATTTTCGTTTTTCATACTTGTTACTCTCCTTATAGAAGTTAATCGCCCTCCATATAGAAAGGCTTGATTGATATATAATAAAACCGCTCCATATAGAAGCGGTTAATTATCGCAAAAAAGAGAGTGCAGATTGTCCGCACTCTCTAATTTGGAAAAAACAGAAAGAAATATAAAATGTAGACCTAAATAAAGGAGTAAGTAAAGGTGTGTCAAACCTCTACACTATTATTATAGCACTCTCGCAACTTTCTTTCCATTCGCAATTTGCACAAACTTTGTTTTTGTGTTATGTGCATTTTGCATTATCAGTCCCAAATTTCGCCCTCTTTTGGATATAATTCAAGTACTTTGTAATACTCGGGGATATCCGCAGGAGCTACACCGCTTGCAAGCTTTTCAAGGACTTCTATTTTTTCGTCCAACATATCTTCGCTGTCGATATCGAAAAACTTTTTGAATACAACATCGTCAATCTCAAACAGCAAATCCATTATCCTTATTTTCTTTTCGGGATTATCCATTACATTTCACCTATCCTTTTCAGTATTTCCGCTTTGATTTCGTCAAGAGCCGCTACCAATTCAGGCTTATCCTCTCGGAGCAGGTCTATCAGATCGGGACGTGTTAAACTCAATGAGCAGTAATTCGCCCATATTTCGTGTACTTGGCTTTCTTCGCTCCTGTAATACTTTGAGCCGTGACCGTATTTGACTACACCTGTATCACGATACTTACCCTTTGAGAGCGCATCGTAAATGTCCTGCAAGCTGTTTATGCCGTTCATTTGGTTTCTTGTTTCATAGTCAACTACATCTTCACATTCGGCATAGAGAGCCTTTAAGCCTTTTTCATACTTCTTATAGCTTGTAATATCGTTTAACCACGACTTCACTATTTCCGCATTATCTTCCTTGAATTTATCAATCTTCGCTCTGTATCTGTCTGTTACAGTCTTGCGGATTTCTGATATTTTCGCATTTGTGGTCTTGAACAACTCACTTACCTTATCGGATATACCTGTTCTGCTTTTTTCTATAGCAGATTCCATGCCCTTTGTTGTGCTTATCCAGTTACCGTACTGTTTTGCATCGGAACGCAGGAGTAGGTCAATGTAATGTCCCAGTTCATGAGCCGTTGTCTGAGCCGAACCTGCGATATTATCACCGTCAAGCTTCGGTATCTTCAAGCTTGCTTCTACAAGCCGTCCACTGTATGTCATTCTTGCACCTACAGCGTGACTACTCTTCGTATAAGATACCTTGAACGGAATACCATTGCTTTCAATGCTCTCCATTTTGCCTATGCTGTTGTAGATGCTCACCATATCAGTATCAGCATTATCAACACTATTGATATAATCAACAAACTTTTGTGTTTGTTTTTTGGCAGTTTTCTGATTGAATGTATCGGGGAAAGTAGATGTTGATAATCCTCCGCTTTTGGCAGCTTTTTTTGGTGCTGCTTTTGGCTTTGTTGCTTTTGGTTTCTTTTCAACTTTTTCAACAGGTTTTTCAACAGGTTTCTTTTCAGGCTCTTTTGGTTTCTCAACCTTTGGAAAATGTCTGCCTGTTTTCTCAAAGAACTCCTCGTCACTCCACAAATCTCTCGATACACGACAGCGGCAATTACAATCATGATATGCTTTGCCTGACTGACCGGGGCAAGCTGCCGTGATGCCGTTGCCTAAGTCAAAGTCCTCGTCTTGCAGAACAACTTTACCGTGCATCATAACGTGATTAGCAAGCCTTGTATGTCGTGTTACTCTATCCTGCTTTGACCGCCACTGTTTAACCATGCGGTACTTGTAATCCGCTTCTGCAAGCTTTTTGTCCAATGCCTGAGAAGAATCATTATGCCCTGTCTCACGCACTCTATGTACTTCTGTACGTGTTATGAGCATTGCTTTACGGTAATTCTGATCCACATCATTCTGTATCTTCTTTGCCATTGTAGGCATACTATCACCGTTCATAATGCCGACAGTAACCGTCTGCTTGATGTTGTACACTATCTGCTTTCGGTTCTTTTCAAGCGTTTGGGAAAGAGTAAGCTTATTCACAGGATTGTTTACAGCCGCTTTGATTACCTGTGCAGGAGTGAGATGTATTCCACTCAACAGCTTTTCAAGGTCCTTGTCGTTGACAGACTTTGCAACAGCATTAACCATGCCCTCGTATGCAAGCTTGTATATGTCCTTTACCGCTTCTGTAATCGCTTTGTTGACCTGTGGTGCTATGTAGTTGACCTTTGCCTGTACTTCCTCTAAGAAACGTGCATATTCGCCCTTTTTGGCAAGTGTAGCGTATGTCAGTTTATCGTCCTCTGCATACTTGGCATATCCCACACCGATAAAGCCTTGCAGGTTTGTCAGCATTTCCTTGTACAGCTTTTGTATTTTCTTTTCAGCATCAAGTGAGCGATGTTCTTCTATCTTCTGCAATTCAGCAAAATAGCGTTGCAGTCTTGTCCTGCTCGGAATAGCCATTTAACATCACTCCTCGCTGTCTGCATCTTCCTCAGGCTCTGTATCGTCATTGTCAAGGTCAGGTATGTTCTGCTGTTCCTTTTCAAGCAGTTCCATTACATAGGCAGGGTCATCAACGAATGACAGCAAGCTAATTACAAACTCCTTAGGAAGTCCTGCACCGATAAGAGCCTGTGCCGCCTGTCCCTCTGAAAGCAAGTTAAGAGGGAAGTTTCGCTTGAACTCAATTGTTACCTGTAATGGATCAACAACAATTTTCTTTTTCGCCCACGATGATGCAAGCAGCTTCCACATATACTGTGCCGCACTCATCATCTGAGCCTGAAACTTACCACACTTTGTTTCCAGTCCGTGAAGCTTGAACTTTAAGCTTTCTCCGCTTGAAGTTCCGAAGCTTTCGTCACTAAGGTTCGGAGTGGAACTGAAATGACGGATGTTTTTTTCAAGTCGTTCAAGGTGATGTTCTGTAAAGTTATCGTTTATATCCTTTGTCAAGAAGTAAGCCTTGCCCTGCTGTGTACCTGATGTTCTGAACGAGAATGAGCCGCTTTGCTGTCCTTGTCTTATGGTTTCTTCGTCAATGTTTAAGTTCTCGAATACCATATAAGAATGTACAAAAGCTTCTATCTCGTTTGAGTTATCCGATAATGTTTTGTCATAATCGTCTATTAGTGTTATTACCTTTTCTGCACTACCGAGCATTTCTCTGTTTTTCGGGATTGCCTGTAAAGGACAGTAGTCAAATAAATGCGGTTTGGTTTCAACTATTTCCAAATCGGAAAGACTTCCTACGCAGATTGTAATGTTTCCGCTGTCGTAGAACTCTACCGTCCATTCTTTACTGCCTGCAAGGTTTTCGGTACTGAAATACCTTACTGCATACTCAGGCTCTGCAATACTGGTAGAGGAAAGGACAATTGTTTCAAATCCCGGCACAATCATAACACGCTCCATACCCTCTTTGTCGATATAAAACAGTCTACCTGCATAGCCGTATACGTTTGCGAATGTTGCTACATCCATATCCATACCATACATATTGTTTCGAGTAGTGAAGTCTGTTACTGCCTTTGTAGCTATATCAATACCCTTTTCGCCGCCTGTTGTTTCTGCCGCTTCTTCGCCTTTGTTATATCCGTATGAAAACGGCTTACCTGCGAAATAGCCTGCTTCAAAATCAACGATTTCTCCGATAAAGTCATTGACAAGCTTATTGTTAATCGGGTGTGCTTCATCAAATCTCGGTTCACGCTTCATAATCGGTGCAGATTCTTCATCAGTTCTGTATCGCTCATACAACTTTCGGTTGTACTCTGAATTGTACTTATGCTTTTCGATGATTTGATAAAGCAATTCAAGGGAAAAACCGTTTTTGTCCAACTCTCTTATCTCTGCCGTGTAATTTGGGTATAAGTCCCTCTTTTTTCTTGCCATATTATCCTCCTTATAGTCTTATACCTGCTGTTGCTTCTGCCGCAAACACTTCCTGCTCTACAGCATATCTCAACGCATCTATCAGGTGATTGTTTTCATCAACCGCTTTTGCCATTGTATTGCCCTCTTTATCCTGCATCCAATGGTACTGTGATATTTCATCAATAAAATGATTGCAGTCTTTATGGACGATTATTTCATAGCCTTGCAGCCACCTGATACCACGGTTAATACTATCCGCACCTTTTACCGCAGGAATAGCGTTAATGCCGCACATAGCCAAATAGTCAATAGTTTTCGGTTCTGCACAATCGCAGGTCACTATTTGCTTTCCGAAAAAGTCCTTGCATACTCTTACAAGTTCATCATCGGTCATACCTGCTTGATAATACTCACCAAACACACATATCTCTTTTCGCTTTCTGTCTATATGCACCTTTATGAGAGCATTCGGGTCCACTGCATACCCGAAGTCACAGCCACAATGGATTTTATCAAAGTGCGGTATTCTGTCTGTCAAATCCTCAACGTGCCAGTTCTCGAATACAAGTCCTTCCTCTACCCCCCAATCTCCTAATCCTGCTACTTGATAACGCTTCGGGCGGTTCTTCTTCATATCCTCAAACATTCGCCTGTCAGCTTCGTCAAGCCATTCATTGCAAAGGTAGTTTGTAGTCATAGCAAGAATTTCATCGTCCACAACGTCAAAAAATCGCCGCTTTATGAAATGTCTTTCACTCCACGGATTTAATGTAATCGTTATTTGCTTAAAGAGGGGAGGCTCTACCTTTCCTCGAATAGATTCGTCTACAAAGTCGAAATCTTCCTCTTTCATTATCTCGTAGGCTTCTTCTATCCAGAGCCAACACAACACACCAACGTCAACAGAAATAGATGTGATTTTCAGCGGATCATCAAGACCTCTGAAATATATCTTCTGTCCTGTAGGCTTGTATGTCATTTCAAGGGGACTGTTTGTGCATTGCCAGTATTCGTCTACACCTAATCTGTGTATCGCCCATTTCAAGTCTGTAAACACCGATGTTCGCAGAGTGTTGAAAGTCTTACGGATAACAAGAGCATTTGCATCCTTGTATTTCATAATGTTGTAGATAAACCAAAGGGCAGATGTTTTGCTTTTCTTGCTTGCACGGCTGCCTTTGCACACTCGGTATCTGCCCTTGAAGTTCCAAAACTTTGTATAAGAACCGCCGACAATTTCCTTTAAGGATTTTACATTATTCATCGGGTAAATCCTCCACAAAGGTGATAGTCTGATTATCGTCAAGTTTCAGCTTATCAGTCCAAATACCAAAGTTTTTGCCTAACATTTCAGCGGCTTTGTTGGCATCGCTGATTTTTGTAGGGATTTCAACAACCTGTGGTGTTTCTTTTTCTGTTGTTATTCTCTCCCTTTTCTTTGTTTCAGGATTTATCACCATTCCTGTGACTTTCTCTTTTATCACGACAACAACGCTTTCTGTTTCCTGTCTCCGCATTACTCTTGTAAGGTATTTGAGGATTTCTTCAATAGTTGCTATTTCCTTTTTCTCAAATTCCAGTAGCAATTCTTCTCGATATTCCAAAACCTTAACATTTCTTAATAGTCGAGAAGCCTGTACTTCGGCAGTCTTTTCACTATACCCTGCTGCAATCGCCGCTTGCTTTCCGTTGTGGTTGTGTTTAAACAATTCCTGAACAAATCGCTTTTGCTGTGCAGTAAGTTTACTGTTTTTCGGCTTACTGCTTTTCGGTTTCTTCTTTGCCACAATGCCTCCCTCCTTTGCTTTTTATACACAAAAAAGCCTATAAGCATTTCACTTATAGGCAGTTGTTCTTATTCGGTTAATGTTTTGGCTTTGTTGATAACAGTTCGTGTTATCGGATATACAATGATTTCAAAAACAGTCTTGAATGTTGCCTGTGCAATAATCATAACTGCGATAGCTGATAGCGGCATAATCCCGATAAAAGCAATTGATATAAAGATAAGAGCATCAAGTCCCTCTCCGATAAGTGTTGATGTAACACATCGGAACATCAAGTGCTTTTCTGATTTGGCTTTCAGCTTATCCATAACATAAGCGTTCACGAGAGAGCCTACAATGTACGCTGCAAAGCTTGCGACTAATACCCTGCCTGTACTGCTCAGAGTGATTGAGAACGCTTCTGCGGTTGCTGTAGCGTACTCAGGAGCAGGAAGTATAATAGCAATGGCATATGAGATAACTGCAAGCAGGTTTACAGCAAATCCTAAAAAGATTACCTGTCTTGCTTTCTTAAAGCCGTACACCTCTGCAAGCATATCATTGACGATATACACGACAGGGAACACAATAACTGCTGTCGGAAGAACAATGCTCCCGACTTCAAATGTTTTCGCTGCTAACACATTTGAAATGATTAAGCAGCCTACAAATACTCCTATCAGGATCTGATACAGTTCGGCTCTTGTTTTAAGCATCTACATCACCTACTTTGCTTTTGGCGATGTAGTATGTATGTATGAATATCAATATCAGGTTCAGCAGCCACACGCTCAGGGCATTGAGGAGAATGCCGTAAACGACAAACAATGCAGCTCCGATGATATTCACAATACGGATTTTAAACGGATTTTCAAACATAAACGATAGTAAAACAAATAATGTTGCTACAATTCCTACTGCTTCAATCAAATTGCATTCCACCTTTAGAATTTTTGTAAATACTTCTGATACTTAATCCATTCTTTTATCGTGACGATTTCTATTTCCTTTTGCCTATCTCGTTTTGTGCCGTGATTTTTTGGTGTAATCGTCTTGATTTGATTACCGTCAAACTTGTATAGGCTGCCGAAACGTCTGCTTGATTTCCACGATGTACTATCAACGGAATAGAATTTGTATCGTGTAACATCTTTTGGAGTAAAACCTAATCCGTGTACCTTTACCCCTCTGTCATACGCATACTGCACCATTCTCCTGATAATCGGATATTCATTCTGTTTAATATCCTTTATCGCAAATCCCCCGATAGCAATGTAGTCGTAGTTGTTTACAAGCCGTTTGTATTCCTCTATCCCTCTTGATTTATGCCATACTGGGATTGACTTCAAGCCTGTTTCTCGTTCAACTTTCGCCCTCATTCGCTTTACTTCCTCGTAGCCTACTATCGCATCAATATCCAACTCGAAAAAGTATTTAATGCCGTTCTCATTGATAAACGCTATGTAATTGTCAATATACTTGTTCCAGTCTACTTTACCTTTGACGGTATTCATAAACGTGAACGCTCCGCTGTCTAAGAGAAACAAATCCGCACTCTGAATCAGCGGCTTTTGGAAGTCGTGAAAGTAATAAAAGCTTTCAAGCAAAAAAGGAATATCTTTTACATATGGTCTTGAACTCTCATACACTCCGCTTGTTCCTGCAAGGCAGAGCTTCATTGTTCAAACTCTCCATTGCATAAAGGACACTTGATTCTTTTCGGCTCTTTTGGCTTATCCTCTTTTTCAACAAAGAAGTCTTGCAGTTCTTCATCGGATAGGGGATTAAGCAGATGTTCAAGCTCCCAATCCTCAAAGCCTATCGGTTCAAGGTTAAGACTAAGTTCCTGCAACTGCTCAAACTCAATCATCAACATCTCGTCATTCCATTTGGAATACTCAGATACCTTGTTGTCTGCTATGCGGTATGCCTTGACCTGTGCAGGAGAGAGATGCTCCGCACGTATGCACGGCACTTCATTCAGTTTCAGCTTGTTCGCTGCTTTGTATCTCGTATGCCCTGCCACTATTACATTATTTTTGTCAATTACAATCGGCTCTTTAAATCCGAATTGCTCGATAGATTTTTTCACAGCTTCAACTGCACTGTCATTTTTGCGCGGATTATTTTCATAAGG